TATTAAAAAGAGTAGGGGAAACCTGCACAATCGTCATGTGTTATGCACCGATAGTGGTATACGTATACAGTTATGTATTATATGATGGTATATGTAATAAGAGTGTTAATGATTGTGCTAAATGATTTGACAGTTTCTTGACAGGTGTGCGGGGGTGGTCCCCCCTACCCCCCTACTCCCCGGGATGTATGTCCCAGTAACTGACATATCCCTGACAAGCCGGCTAAGGTCGTTTTCAATACCGCTGAGAATTTTTGAGATATAGGAGACCAAGTAAATTATGAAAAAAAGTAAATACAAATACACGTGTTGGCATTGCGCGACAGGTATGGTAATAAAGCTGCCGGCAGTCTGTCCGGAGTGTGAGCGTATATTGACCGAAGAGGTAAAAAGAAAATAGACGTCAGCTAATTAGTAGGTGGGACTACTAGAGGACGTGAAAGACTTTTTCGAGATACCGCCTAAACATAATTTGAAAGTTGGCGACTTAGTAACGTGCACGTGCCATGGCGGAGTCGCAATTGTCCTAGCGTTATATGACAGTCCCAGGGATTTAACCGATCCTAAAATGAATATGGCAAAATTATGGTGGATTAGAAGGGCGTATCCGAATATGGAACGTGTATGGATGCATACTATAAAGCGCCTAAGACCATATGGTCAATTGACGAAAGATTAATCCCGTGCGCGGAAACGAGTCCGGGCATATTTCTGGATATTGTGCATATATAATATGTGACCGGTTCTACTGACTATATATACCAAATTGGCGACTTAGTGACGTTCATAGGGTACAAGTACTCACCAGATTATGTGTATGTTACCAGACGTGAAGAAACGTTGGGTATTGTCCTCGGTACAGTACCAGGATATTTGTCAGATATCATGTACGAAATTTATTGGTTCAAGCGGAATAAAGTAGAACCAGCTGTGGTAAATAATTTAAAGCTGGTTCATCGTGCATCTTAAAGATTTTTCGTACTATTTATAGAGGGAGTTGAAAGTATGCTGTCTAAAAGTGATATTGAAACAATCTTGTTAGAGGAACTTTCTTCTACCGATAAGAGCGAAATAAAAACCTTAATTGCGAAAGAGCTTGATAGGACACTTAAGAAGGAACTGAAAAAAGCCTTAGAAGAAGAACTAGAAAAAGCTTTGGGCTCTAAGGAAACAAAAGATAGTATTGCCGATATCACAAAAAAGGTAATGAAGAAGCTTTATAAGGATCTTTCTCTGCAACACCCTTATATTATCGATCGAATTAAAGTATAATTAGAAAGCTTTTAAATGTGCTAATTACGGCATATGTCCGAGTTATTACACAAACTAACTTTGAAAGCTGGAGACATCGTCGTTGATAAAACCACCGGGGACGTGGGATTGTTGCTTTTTCGCTACGACGTGTTACATGATATATACGAGGATGATGAGGTGAAAATATGGGCTTGGGACATTTTATGGTCTGGTCCTGCGACTGATGCAACCAACCGTCGGTCGCCTTACACTGAATCTGGCTTAATAAACCTTATCGTTGCGGGTGTATTTTTGCATTATGCAACTTAACTTTAGATGAAAAATTTTGGAAAAAAATTTGAGTAAAAAATTTCGCGATTTAGACGGGGAAGTTTGCAACAATGGACCGCATATAGAATTTGCCCACAAGGTCGGTGACCTTGTCAAGGTTCGAACCACAAACTATAGGGGCGATACTGAATTTAAATATGGTTTTATTGTTGGGGAGCAAGAAATAGAGCAACTGTCAATGTTCCCTATGCTGCCGGTTTATGTTTTTGATTATTCTGAAATACAAATGCACTATCCCTTGAGCTTGGAAATAATTTCTTCTTAGCGCGATCGTCCATAGTTACAATGTGGAAAAAATATTTCATAAGATAGGCCGGATGCTGTTTATTGTAAGCGTTGTGGCCTTTTTTATCAACATATTTCTTCTTGTTTTTGCTAGCACTATTTTGACCGGTGAGGCCTCTTTCGAGCTTTCTTGTCTTTCTATTATTAACATGATGCTGTTAAGTTTTGTTTTATTAAGGGAGCCAAATCATAAATCGTAATAGTTATTAGTGGATGGCGCACAAATTTTTATATATCTTGCTATGTTTTTTGACCGTATTGGGCTGCAGTCCCGATTATAGTATTGTTACCGGTAAAACAGAGACCATCATAAAAACTGAAACCGTGGTAGAAACAGAAACGGTAACCGAAGAGGTTGAGATACCTGTTTATATAGAAGTCGAAGTTCCGGTATATATTGACACCGGGTTTGATGATCCTGGTTTAGTGTGGGTTGACTCTTTTACTCAACCAAATACTGTAGATGGTATTGACATTTTATGGGTTATTGATACTTCCGGCTCAATGCATAGATTTGATGCTCAGTTAATGGCCGGTATAGGTGTAATGTTGGGAGCATTGCCTCCCACTAGTTGGCGATTGGCTATGATATCAAATGATCCAATGCGTGCAGTTGCTGAAAATCAGTTTCCTTTAGTTCCGGGTGATGATGTTGTCGACGCCGAAGCAATGTATAGTGCGATGGGTCGGGGAGGTATGGAAAAGGGTTTTGATGCCGTATATGAGTATATTATTAATAATTCATATTCTGGCACTTGGATGAGACCAGATGCGGGGCTTTTAGTGGTCTTTGTCTCCGATGAACAGGAGCAAAGTGACGATCACTTTTCTGATGAATATGATTTTATTAGTTGGTATGGTGGGCTTCGTGGTGGATCTGTATTTCTTGCTAGTATTGTAAATCAAGAACCAACCGAGTCATTATGTGACAGTTGGGTTAGTCCAATAGACGTGGGAACAAGATATATGGATGCCACAAATGCGTTTGCTGGCAATATTATCGATATTTGTGCAGACGATTGGACAGCCGGAGTTGCTGATGCTGCGGCTTCTATTGAGCCTCACGAAAAATGGGAACTTAAGCATCAGGCCATAACAGATTCTGTCAGAGTTTTTATGAACAGCGCACTAGTAGAACCTGGAATATCAACCTGGTCTTATTCGGAAACGGATAACACGGTTTATTTCCACACTATCCCGCCAGGAAGTACATTAGTAGAGATTGGATATAGGTATTACGAAGAGGAGGATGACACCGGTGCTTAAATTATTTACAATCATTTTATTTTTATTAACAGGGGTATCGCATGCAAACGTGTCTGATTACGCACCTTCTTTGCCTGTAGATCACATCGAAACGATAAATAGTTCAGTTGAAAAGAGAGTACGGTCAGCTGCTGTAAGAGTTACAGAACCTTTTTCTGGGGGCCACGGATCTGGTTCCTACATAAAATACAAAGATGTTAATTTGGTATTTACAGCACAACATGTTGCAGATGGTATTTTAGGAGTAAAATATTTAGTTATACACAAACAAGAGTCACATATAGGTACGCTCATATATTCAGACAAAGCAAATGATATAGCTATACTATATTTAGGAACACCGTTCAGAACAATTGAACCAATGAAATATGAACCTCTAGACAAAGTTGCCAGCGTTGGAACAAATATAATATATTCAGGATACCCTTCATCTCACAAACTTATGTCATTTAGTGGTAGAGTTGCTGGCTACGCTGATGGGCCGGGTATTGGTAATCATATAATACTTCAAACATACGGCTGGTTTGGGTGTTCGGGTTCTGTAATTTATGATACAAAAGGGCGCCAAGTGGGTATATTATATGGCGTAGACGTTGAGTACTATCCAGATATGCAAGTTCAAGAAAACATGATTTGGGTGGCGCCAATAACAAAAGTCAATATAGACAGGGCCCTTAGAAATTTTTGTAGGGGGTATCAAGGAAAAGATCCCAAAGCTTGTAAATGAAATATAAGTGGAATAAGTTTCTCACGGAAGGTGAGAAGAAAACAGTAGGAATTGTTGTTTGTCTTAATGATAAGCAACAATTTTTGATTTTAAGGCGTTCTAATATTGATGACAGAGCTGGTTCTTGGACAATACCAGGTGGACATATCGACGATAAAGATAATTCAATAGAAGCCGGCGCCGTTAGAGAGCTTGAAGAAGAGGCCGGCCTGTCTTGTAAATTAAGTGATTTAAAATATCTCGGAGAGCCAAAGAAGGGAAAACACTATTTTTTGACTCAAAAGTGGGCTGGAGAAGTAAATGTCGATATCCCAAATCCAGAGACAGGTGAAATAGAGCATGATGCATACAAGTGGCTAACGATTAATGATATAAAAGACATAGAAGATACTGAAATTCCGATCTATTTATTGGAGAAAGCTTTGGAAATGTCTAAAAATGAATGATTTATATGATAATCTTGACGAAAAAAAGAAAAAAGCCGGCTCTGAGTCAAGCAAAGAGTCTTCCCTAAGAGATTGGTTTGGAAGAAAGGGAGCTAAAGGCTCCAAAAAAGGCTGGGTTGACTGCAACGCACCCGACGGCAGCGGTGGCTATAAGTCTTGTGGTCGAGGATCCGGCGAAAGTCGTAAAAAATATCCCGCTTGTCGGCCGACACCTGGTGCCTGTAAAGAAAGAGGCAGAGGAAAGTCGTGGGGAAAAAAAGGAAAATCTAAAAAAAATGAGGAATTACAAATGAATTTAGAAAAAATTGTTCGTGAAGAACTTGAAGCAGTTTTTCTAGAGTCTCACTCGAAAGAAGATGAGAAAGAACTTAAAAAAATATCTAAAGAACTCCACGGAGCTTCGAAAATGCATAAAGGGCAGGCAGACAGAATTGATAAAATTCTTGATAGCACTGAAGATGACGACTTAAAAGAAGAAAATGAAGTCGACGAAGGTATGAACTGTGGCTGTGGAAACGACCCTTGTAAAACTTATGGCAAGAATAATGAAAAAATTATTGTTACAATTAAAGAAGAATTAGAGGCTGTTCTTGACGAGAAGAAAAAGAAGAAAGCCAAGAAAGATGCTTGCTATAATAAAGTAAAATCACGCTATAAAGTGTGGCCTAGCGCATATGCCTCTGGTGCTTTAGTAAAATGTCGCAAGGTTGGCGCCGCGAATTGGGGTAATTCTAAGAAAGAGTCTCTACAAATCATGATTGAAGATGAATTAACTCAAGTTTTAGATGAAGAAAAGAAAAAACCTTGCAAACCCTCCAAAGGAAAGCGTTTTGCTAAGCGCGTAGACGGTAAATGTCGCTCATATGGGCAGAAAGGACAAGCAAAAGGCGGTGGAGACCGTATTAGACCTGGTACTGCAAAGGGCGATGCTTACTGCGCACGATCTGCAAAGATTAAAAAGTGTAAAAATCCCCCTTGTGCTAACGCATTATCCCGCAAAAAGTGGAAATGCCGCGGCTCCAAGTCAATGAAAGAGTAAATAAATGCTAAATGATGAGCAAATTCTATTAAAAACAGCCAATCTTCTGGATACTTTGCAAGAAAAGTGCTGGGATGGATATAAACAAGTCGGAATGAAGAAGAAAAGTGGCAAAAATGTGCCAAATTGTGTCCCTGTTAATGAAAAAGTGCTCCGAGAAGTAACCGAAGACGAGATGCGAGTGCTTGAAGACGTGTTGGACGACCTAAATCCAGCAAATTTACCCTTAAATGACCTTTTTAGCAACAAAATGCGCGTTGTTATACCGTTTCCGACCACTGATCCAAGTTCAGATCTTGGAAAGTTCTCAGAATTCTTCAGATCTCAAGAGTATGATGTAGATTGGGAGAAAGGGATGGTGTATGCCGAGCGTGATCTGCGCACATCAGACGATTTTCTTGATACTTTAATGGGTGGATCTGAACCAAAGAAGAAAACTAAGAAGATTCAGATGAAAATCGGCAAGCTTTTCTCCAAATTGGCTGATTTAAGCAAAAGAAAAGACGAAATATACCAAAAAGTCTATAAACACATGGATAATGCCAACTATAAGCTAGCAGATGGTGGACCAGTTAACACACCACGAAGAGTTACCGGAAAAATGCTGAAAGCAGCGCTCGATGAAAAAGAATACGAGAATTTTCAGAGAATTAACACTCAAATTAACTTATATGTCGTAAATCCGGGTGTCGCAGGCCCAGCAGGCTATGATTTAACCGATTTAGCCACTAAATACGGCGAATATTGGAAAAAGAACGCTGGATTCATCAAAAAAGAGATAAATAGCCTTGATAATGACAAATATTCCATTATTATCACTCGACATCCAATAGATGTACTCAGAATGAGTGATTTTGACACAATTACTTCTTGTCATTCTCCAGCTAGTCGTCAAAATGCCTATCAATCCTACTATAAATGCGCTGTAGCCGAGGCTCAGGGCCATGGAGCCGTAGCATACGTGGTTGAGACAGAAGACCTTCTGAGCGCCACTGATACGGGTAATATTGATAGTGCAGAGCAAGAAATTCAAGAAGGCGAGATATTTGCTGACGATAAACGTCCATTTAGCGGTGATATTGAGCCAATTTCTCGCACACGCATCCGTCATGTTAGATATTATGAAGGTGACGAGCCTCCAAAGCGTTGGGATGATGGACAAGACGTTGGAATGCCCGAAAAGCGCGTCTATGGTGTCGATATTCCCGGTTTAACTAATAGAGTTACTGATTGGGCGAGATCAAACCAAGAAGAAGTCATAGCAAATATGCCTAAAAATGATAATGGCATTATTGATCTTAATAAATTTATGATTTTTGGTGGCTCTTACGAAGATACTGCAAATGCTGCTGGTCGTGAAAGATTAATGAGACAGTTATTGGGTGCACAAGCTCTCGTTAGCGGCAATATGAAACAAAACACAGACACTGAAGATGATCTGGATGCTAATTTAGTTGGCGACATTATCGCACAATACGAAGGGCAGTGCGAAGAGATAATGAATGAGTACAATAATAGGATGGCTCAAACATATTCTGACTATGAAGTTGGAGATGATGGTGGTGAGGGTGCTTATATCAGACCCTTCGCAGCATTTATTGCGAAGTGGCCGGTTGATGAGTGGAAAAGACTACCCGGTAATCAAGAAGAAGTTGTGTGGAACTCTGTCGATGAGGTGATTGCGATATATGGTGATATATTTGAAGACTCCAACAACTATACACCTGTTATTCGTCGTGTTCGCGAAGAAATACACTTGACTATGAAGATTAACTTTGAGCATCCTGACATTTATGGTAACGGTTATATGGCAATGCCAGAAGAATACAGAGACGCGCTTGAAAACATTGATGTAATAATCGACGACAGAAGAGATGCTTTTGAGGCTGTTCTCACTGATTACTTCAAGCGTGAAGGACAAATGGAAGGTGGTACATATATGAATCTTGCTATGTCCATCGAAGACGGAGCACTTACCTCATATGAATGGGATCTAGAAACTGATGGAGAATACTCTGAATCATATGAATCGTCTGCACGATATACACACTACTATGATCCAGAAGACTTAGGATTGGGGATTGAGGTGCTAAAACAGATTGTTGATTCTCGCGACTTTAGAATTGAATTGAGAAAACAACTTTTAGAAGCGCCAAGAAAAGAAATAAATACTCAATATTATTTATCTATGAATGCAATAACAGTAGACCAGAGCGGAGAGGTCGCATTTACCGCTGTATTCACGATTAACGCTGATGAGCCTGACCTTATGGCTGAGTTGTTTCAAGAGCTTGTAGAGGGTGAAATGGACGATGAAGATAACCTTAATGTGATATTTAATAGAGTATTAGCTCAGTTTGTTAATTCTCGCCGGCCATCGCATATGCAAACAAACGAAAACCTCGTAAAAACGTGGAAAGGATTTCTAAACTCATGAGCAAGTATTTGCAAGATCCCGAGTATCTTTTTAGTATTGTTACAATGCTTGTAAAAAAGAACGGCGGCAAAATCACAATCACAGAAGAAGAAATGAAAAACGTATCTAAAGGAGATTTAATTGGAATGTATTATGAGCCTGAGACAGGAAATCTAATACTCAAAGAGGTTGAGCCTGAAGATATGTTAAAAGCTACTTCAATGGTAAGAGATGATGTTGACAGAGACTATGATAATTAAATGGAGCTAATTATAATCGGATTTGCTTGCTTAAGTCTAGCTGCTTTTATAAGTACCAAAGATTTACCGGATGATAAACCGGCAGAGGCAGAATCTGTACAAATAAAGGAGGAGTCAGAATGAAATACATTTTAATATTTTTACTATCGAGTGTTGCATATGCAAACGACGAGGAGGAGCCTCGCGTTGTTTATAAACAAAAAACTGAAATTGATTTTGAAAGTGTAGAGGTACAAGGAGAATTGGTCAAACCACAAGGATCTTTGTTGTTGGAAAGAAAAAGAGCACAATTTAATTCAATGGTCTGGATAAGATCTGACTTTGACGATGAGATGGACAAAACTGTTCAAGAGGTTAAATAATGTTTCCTTTATTTTTTGAAAACAGTAAAATTCCAGTATGGTTATCTAAGCTGGCTCCAATTGAAATAAATGCGCTAAGTTTTTTTATTTTTGTTTTCTCGCGAGGAGAATTAGATGAAAGAGTAAGAAGACATGAAACGATTCACTACAAACAGCAAGTTGAAATGTTGTTTATTTTTCAATGGATTATGTATGCTTATTTTCATTTAAACGGGCTGCTTTCGGGACTTAGCGGTTCTGACGCTTACTATGTTAATCCTTTTGAGCTTGAGGCATATGATAATGACGAAAAAGAAAACTATTTAAATGAAAGAAAAGCATATGCTTGGATAAAATACTGGAAAGAAATGTGAAACTAATACTTGAAAATTGGCGCCAATATGTAGCTGAGAGCGAACAAGCATCTCACTATGGTGATTTGTATTTGTTTGAAAATGATACAGTCACTAAAACATCTTTTTATGATGCTCTCAATACTTTATCTGAATCAAATGGCGCCGTCGATACATTTTTAGAAAACTGGGAAAAATCTGTTGACCACCAATTACAAAATTTAAATGAACAAGAATTTAGTCCACTTTTTAAATTAGCAACCCAAGCTTGGATGATACAAAACAAATTTAAAGAGAAAGCGGCCGAAAAGGTTATTGCTGTCAGCAAAAAGATTAATGATTTTTCTGAAAAGAATCCAAAGACTGTAAAGGTAGCCAAAGTAGTTGTGGGTGGATTACTTGCTGCGGCCGCTGTTTATTATATTTATAAAGTTGTTGATAAGGGCGGTGATGCATCCGATGTTATGGAGTTGGCCCAGTCATTACAACCAGAAGATCCCGATTTAGCTCGGGAAGTAGCTGAATGTGCACAAGAGTTTAGTCCAGAAAAGATAGCAGAGTTCGCGCAAGAGCAACAAGGTGTTGTTGATAAAGTAGCAGACACACTTTCGGCCGCTGGTGAACCTGCGCTAGATCAAATGGGGCAAGCAGCAGAAGCAGTTTCTGATGATATGACACAAGAAGTGTCTGGTTTAGATCGTTGGGCGGAGATGTTTGATTCTGGTGAGTTTGGGAAAGCAACAGATGCGCCCGAACTGACAGATAAAGAAGCTAGAGATACTTGGGATCAGCTCACGGGCCAAAAAGATTTTGCTAATGATCCATCATATAAGCCGGGTGGTGGAGATAAAGGATTAGACGATTGGGCCAAAATTTGGGATAAAGAATATGGCCCAGGGGAAGATCCAGTAGCTAGACCCTCAAGAGTTCCACAAACCCCAGACGAGGCGGCTGCATGGGAAGATCTTATTGCACAAGACCGGGCTGATAGCATGCCTAAAACAAAGCCTAGAAAATGGCCATTTAAGAAGTTTAGTAAATGAAACTCCTACTTGAAAATTGGCGAGGGTATTTAAGCGAGCAGAGGTCTGCCGAAAATCTTGTAGAAGAAATTTGGGCAGGTAATTATGTTACTGAAATACTCATAATAGAAGAGCAACAGAGATTGCTTGACGAGAGTATTGGATCGTTTTTTAGTAATTCTTTTAACTCAGTAAAAAAACAGATACAAAGTTTCAACGATTGGAAGGATAACCAGTTGATGTCCTTTGTTGACGCGTCACTAAAAAAATTACAAAGCTTTTTTTCCAGCATGCGAACAATTGCAGTAAAAACAAAAAACAATATTCTTTTAAAACTATTTCCAAAATATAGATCCAGGCAAATAGTTCAAGCTTTTGGAGTGTTGAGAAGTCCAAAATACTTAAAAGCTGGTGCGGCGATATTAGCGATAGTTTTGCAAAAACTAGTTGAACTTGGAGCTAAAGCTATATTAGATACCATGTCTGGGGGAGTTGCTAGTGCAGCAAAAATTGCTGCCTTTGTACAACAAAATTTAGAAAAAATAAAGCTATTAATTCAAACAGTTGTTACTGCGTTGGATCCGAGCGGTATTTTATCAATGTTAAAGGATGTGGCAGAATCTCAAGGCTGGTTACAAACTTTGATTGATTTAAGAAGTGATTTAAAAAACCCTTTCAAGGGTTTTGAAAAAGGCATTGCTAGCGCGTGAAACTCCTACTTGAAAATTGGCGAAAGTTTATCGCGGAAAATTATGAGCCCGTAACTACTCTGCGTATTTTTGATTTTGATGAGACAATAGCACACACCGAATCAGAAACACGTGTCACGGCGCCGGATGGTTCAACTGCCACATTGCGAGATCAAAAAGAATTTGAGGAATACATGAACGCAGCTGCAGAAAAAGAAGGTATAGATTCTTTCGATGCAGTTGATGGATTAATTAATGCTGGATACAAGATAGACCTCAGTGACTTTTCTATTGTAAAAAATCCTCTTGAGATTAAATTAGTCACGGACGTACTAAGAAACTTTTCAGAAAATTCTAGAACCTATATTTTAACAGCTCGAAGAGGCAAGTCTCTTGGACCAATTTTAGACTACCTTGATGAAATAGGAATTGATTCATCTAAAATTAGACCGATTGCAACCGCAGGAGAATCGAAGGGCGATGTTATGGTAAAAATGTTAAGTAATAAAATTATGCCTGATGGAAAATCAAACATCAATCGTATTGAATATTACGAAGATTCTCAAAAAAATATTGATGATGTGCTGACAAAAGTTTGCGATAATCCCGAAATAAATGACGTTAAACCATTAGATTTTGAGTTGGTCATAAACAAAGTCATTAATAATGGTGGTCAGTATACTGTTGAGAAGATTAAATGCTAGTCTGATAACTAATTAAGAGAGTTGGAGGGCGAATTATGGCACCTAGTGAAAATGGATGGAATGAATACTCTAGACTTGTTTTAGAGCAACTTGAATCATTATCAATCGGCATTGATGCATTGAGAGATGAGCTACAAGATATAAAGCAAGAAATGACTTTAATGAAAGCAAAAGAAGATCGTGTTATTGATTTAAAAAATTGGAAAGAACGTATTGATGAGGTCGCATCGCCGCCGCAACTTAAAAACGCTTTAAAAGAAATAGAAGATTTGAAAATATTCAAAACAAAAGCGATAACTATTTTTATGATAGCACAAGCTTTAACTGGCTTTATTTTAGCTTATGCTCATATAATTTAATTTGCATTTTTTTGTAAAATATGTTATAAGTTATTATGAAAAATTATAAAATAGGAGATTTAGTAGGATTTAAATGGCCCGGTCACAATAAACATTTGCGGGTGGGAATAATTTTGCAAAATTCTAAGAAAAAGTTTATTGTTAAGTGGTTCTGGTATGATAAAAACTTCTATTTGGAGAACCAGTTTAGTGAAGCCAAAAAATTGAATAAAAAATATATCACCAGTATTGTTGAATATACTAAAAAAAGTGACGATATTTGCATAGAAATATTGAGTGATGCAAATTCTAGTTACTTATATGGCACCTAAACCGTTAGACATAGATGAAATTAAAAGAATAATTAGGCAAATTTCTGGTAAGCTAGAACCAGATGATGGCCCATTGATTGTTCCCTGTATAATTGTAGGAAAAGGACATATTTGGTGCTATAATCCGAGAAACAGAGATATGGTAAGAATTCTCAGAGGAACGAAAGTGTTTATTGTTGACAGCAGGGTTGATTCAGAAAATAGAGTCATGATCTATGCAGAGACTGGAGAGATTGCCTTAATTGAACAAGATGAACTTTTAGTGTTAGGATTTAATTAATGTTATTTGCTTTTGATAATATTTGGAAAACTATTTTAATTTTGGGTGGCGCCTGGGCTATTTATGGGTTGTGTGGATATGAATTCACGGTAATTACTTTATTGGCTGCCTTGTTATCCCGTGCACTTGTTTGTCGCTAGCTTTAATTATAATATGGAAAAAGAATTAAGTTTTGGAGAATTAGCCGCTCAAGATCTAAATCCCGGAGATATTGTCGAATGGCAAACTTGGGACAGTAGAGACAGCGCTTGGGAATCAAATTACGGAATAATTATTGAGATAAAAAACCAGATCAAATCTAATCGCATGATTTCGGTTTCAAAAGTTATGCCACTAAGCGGACCAAAAATTGAATTAGAGTTTTTTACAATGAGTTTAAAGCTTGTTTCTAAGTCAGATAAAAGTCATCTGACGTAAATGAACATTCAATACTATTTATTGCATTGACTTGGAATTCATATGATTGATACATTGATGCCATTAATAAAACAGTTTATGCCTTTTGCAAAAAAACGTATGGGATTTGCGGATCCTCCCAGATTGTTTTTAAAAGGAGATTCCAATAATGCTAAAAATCCTTTGGGAAAAACAGCTTTTTACGATCCGGAGCAAAAGTCAATTACGGTATATACTACTGGCCGGCATCCAAAAGACGTTATGAGGTCCTTATCTCACGAATTAGTTCATCACAAACAGAATTGTGATGGCAAATTCGAAAACGTTGGAGAAATGGGCGAGGGATACGCTCAGAGTGATGAACATTTGAGAGAAATGGAGCGCGAAGCTTACGAAATAGGCAATATGTGCTTTCGTGATTGGGAAGACAGCATAAAGAGTACTATTTACTTTGAACATCTACAAAAGGGAGAAAAAAAGATGTCTATAAAAGATTGGAAAAATAACGAATTAAACAAACTTCTTAACGAAGCTTGGGGTTTTAAATTTAACACCCTACAAGAATTTGAAGAATTTGACGGCGCTGGAGAAGTGCAGGAGGAAGCCGAAGTTCAAGAAGAAGCTGAAAAGCCGGACTACATTGATATTGATGGTGACGGCGACAAGGAAGAGTCAATGAAAAAGGCTGCGGCAGACAAGAAAGAGAAGAAAGGTGTGGATGAAGGTGCTTTTTCACCAAACCACTACTGTGTACACCATGGTGGTGTGGAAAGAAACGGCCAGATTGAAATGGCAGAAGCAGTCGGACACAACTATGATCAAGAGCTTGGAAAAGTCACGCACTATGATATGAAGTTTGAAGACGGAACAATTTCGGAAGGGGTACCCTACGATAGCATTCAAGTCACTAACGCTTCATTAGCAGAAGCCCACAGCCACTCTATGGCAAAAAGAGATGATGACGAGGATGATAAGGAAGATCTTGATGAATCACCTTCGCACCCTGCGGAAGATAGGGAAGGTGCACGTGCAACCGGTCGTAGAATAAAGAAAGGAACTGGTGAGCGCGTAGAGGAAATTATCAGCAATTCTAACTTGAGTGACAAGCAAATCAAGGAAGCTTTGATGAAGGCTATTAAAATAGTTAAGGAAAGAAAAGCAAATGGGCAGGAAAAGTAAAAGTTGAGACTCGAATCGAACTCAAAAAACTTAAACAAAAATTTATTTTGGACTTATTATGGCTTCAACAAATGGAGGGCGCACAAGTGTCTTTAGAAAAAAACTGGCAAGATTTTCTCTATGAGAGTTTAGATGAAAAGACTATTTTTACTTATATTCAAGGTCTCGAAGAAATTATTTCCAATCTCAAACCACGAACCGTGACTGAGAAAAGAAGAATGTCTTTAGCTAAACAACACTTAAGAGAAGTGAAGAGATATGCTAGGCGTATGCAAGGCGATATGCGAGTCTTACAAGAAAAACTTAGTATTCTAGAAGAGTCTAAGGGAGACGAGTAATGGGCGGTGCAGCAGGCCACATGAATCACCCTTTTGATTTAGGGTGGGTTAACAGCGGTAATGATTTGATAGATTTTTTTGGAAGAGCAAAAACGTTTGTTGAAAAAAAAGGTGCTGGCGCCGTAAAAATTGACGGCGTCAATGTGTCTTTCAAAGTTGTTGGAGACGAAGAAACAAAACAATTTGCAGTAGATAGAGGGTCTTTGAAGCCAATCGACATTGAAGGTATAACAATGGCCCGAGTTGATGACAGATTTCCGGAAGGACACGGAATGCGGCCGGCAATTAGAACGCTACTAACAATTTTAAATACAGCTCTTCCATCAATAAAAAATGAATTACAAGAATTGGGGATGCTTGATAATCCTTCAATGTTTCTAAATACCGAGTATGTTGCCGGTACAACGAATGTAACTCAATATGATGAAAACTTCTTAGCTATCCATGGACTAAATCAATTTTATCACAAGGTTCACAGTCGAACAGGTCAAGAGAGACCTGGAGCAGAACGCCCAGAAGGAGTAAAAGCTCCAAGCGTTGAAGTTCCTTTTGATCCGCTAGTGATGGAAAAACTAATTTCGAAATTAAATGTAGTCGCAAATGAATACGGATTTGAAGTATATGGTTCTGTACCAACAGAGAGGCTACAAGATTCAGACATAGATTTTGAACGTACCCTTAGTGAACCATTGACAATAAGAGTGTCAGATGACCGTGAGATTACCAAATCATTAAGAGAATGGCTATCAGAGGCCTCTAATCCGCGTTATAAGAGCGTTAAGCTCAAAAATGGTAAGAAGACCCACCCACTACATAAAGAGCTTTACAAAGCGATTCTAGACGGTTCTGTGCCAATTGTGGAATTAATCGAAGATTCTGATGCAGAAGCTGCAATATATGGTGCTATCATGATGCACGCAACTCGTATGTTAGGAAATGATGTTCTCAAAGGATTAACCAGTCCAATGGGTAATGTGATGGACCACGAAGGCGTTGTTTTGCGTGATGAAAAATTATTTGGCCCAAATCCAGTAAAAATTACCGGTGAGTTTATTCTCGGTGGAATGGGATCCGCTTTCCAAGCGGACACGTCACTAAACGAAGAGGACGATGAAATAGAGATAGAGGACGAGGATGCTGATCCTGTTGGCCCTTCAAAAGTTATTGCTGTTGTTCCTGGTGCATTCAAGCCACCTCACAAGGGACACCTTGCGATGGTTGAAGAATATGCCTCGCAAGCAGATGAAGTTACTGTATTGATATCTGCCCCACTAAAATCTTCTCGCAAATTACCAAATGGTCGCGAGATAACGAGTGGTGATTCCAAAAGAGTGTGGGAGTTGCTAACTAGACAGCTTCCAAACGTAGATGTGCAAGTATCTGGGCATGCATCACCTATTACAGCCACATACGAATTCATAGGAAAGGATGGTCCGGTTGAGCCCGGTACAGAAGTAATACTTGGAGTTAGCACCAAGGGAGGGGACGCAGCAAGGTTTAAAGAAGCTGCTAAATATGTCAAGGATGGAGTTCTGTTGCGTGATTTATCTAGCGCTGCTGTACAACCAGTTGCACATTCTTCCCAATATATGGGATTATTAAATGTGTCTCCTCTGAAAGATGATATGCCAAGTGTTAAATCAGGCAAGAACCCTTTAGCATTCCACGCCTCTGATATGAGATATCTTCTCGGTAAAGCCGATGAAGATGAGGAAGCGATTGAGTTGCTTGAAGACTTTGTTGGCGAAGCCAACATATTTGATTTGCTCTCAATATTTGATATTGATAGTGGAATGAATGAAATCTCTTCAATGGCATCCGGCGCCGTCCAGGGCGCTATGGTCGGTTCTGATGGAACTTCTTGGAATTCAGACGCGACAAAGAAATTTAATAAAAAACAAAAAGAAATAAGCAAGCTTACTGGCAAGAATCTTGCTATAAAAGAAAATGTTGACATAAGCACGATAGATGATGTTATGAGACTAATTATGGAAAAAGGAATTATGAGATGAATCAAAAAGAAGAAGAAATCCTCAGAGAAAATATAAGACATATGATCAGACATGTCAAGCAAAAAAGAACAGACGAAGAAAAAGATCTTCGTGAGGTTATTCGCTCGTTTATTGATATTGAACTTAAGACATTAAAAGAGGCGCAAACCCCAGACAACAGCCCAACCCCAAACAAATCAACTGGAATTAACGTTTTAGAAGATCTCCTTAAGAAGATTATACCAGTTTTGGAAACAGATTACAAGCTTTTAACAACAAGTTCTTCTCAAAGACAATCTTTTAGATCACACGTGATTCAGGCTGTGGTCAATACATTGACGCCGGCAATCACCAATAATGAAGCCGATGACGAGGCTGACCAATTGCAGGAAATTGATGAATTCATAGATATGGATGAAGAAATCGAAATTGACGTTGGTGGTGAAGGTGGTGATGATGGTAAGTTTATCGATATTAGAACAGACGCAGAAAAATCAGCTGATGATGAACAGGAAGAAGAGGACCCTGTAGATTCTTTTGGAATCGAAGGTGAAGATGAGACCGGTCGCAATATGGCTTACCAAAGCTTTAAGAAAATTGAAACTAGCGTTATTGATTCTTATGAGCTTCTTTCAAATGAAGAAGATCAGGAGCTTTTTTATGATTATCTGATTGCAAATCTAAAACTTTACTTTGATAAGTTTGAAACAGAATTAGCCGATCAAGTAGATGAGCCTACAAATCAGGCTTACGATATGGCAAAATCAGATCCTGGGCCAGATCAAGAAGAAGCTGCTCCGGAATTAGAATTCTAAATAAAAGAGAGGTTTAATGGAATATTCATATACAGAATGGATAAAATATATAATAAATTTTGGTTTGAGCGATACGCCGGCTGATTGTATGGAGGCTGTTGAAACATGTTTAAGTTTCATTTTCTTAGGATTGCGACCAAGAGTAGACTTGGAAGATGATGATAGCAGGTGGATGAGTCTTGCAGAAACAAAGATTGCAATTACAAGTTTTGATCCGACACCAATAGTAAGCGATAATCCAGCTTTTGTACCCAAGGTACCGGAGGAAGATAGGGCTCTAAAGGCAAAAGATATTGCTGCAGCACAAGCATTGCTTTTTGGCAAAATGTGCAAGCAATTTATTCTCTACTCTCACAAAAATTGGCTTCATACTATTGAAGAAGTTGCATTCCCGGCAGTATTCTCCTCTGCTTCGGAACACACACACAAAGATCCCGATGGAGATACACACCCCGGATCCGGAGTCTTTTCAAAAGATGTTTCTGGGCCACCGCGGACATCTTGGCCTACCAATGATTTGGAAGACATAGTTTCAGACTTCTAATCCAAATAAATTTTTACATAAAACTTGACAAATTTAAAATTTACTATTATACTAAAGTTGTGACTGCGAATGAAAGCTACTACAGTTAATAAAAGTGTAATAAAGTTACTAAAGAATAAAAACTTAATAAATGATGAATTATTAACATGTATGAACTCTCTTACAATTGAAGATTTAATCGCAATAAAGTTTGAACTTTCAGCAAACAATATTAATAACAGACTTTATGGATTTGACATTTGGAGAAATTCAGGATACATTATTAAAGAAGCTCTTTTAAAATTTGCAATATCAACAACTAATTCAAAAAAAGATGCAGCTAGATTTTTAGGATTAACGTATTCTGAATTCAAAAGAGTTTTATCTACTTACAAAGTAAAAGATTACTTTTTAGACGATATTTGAAAACTAAAACCATTCGGTATAAATATACTAAGGTAACGGTGGCTCCATACCTATTATGAGCCTCCACACCAGTGAGGTAAAAACAAAACAACTATAGGTCAGCTGTGGTGAGCAAAAGATCCACAACCGGATGTAATTTTTTCAAAAAAAGCCTATTTATTTGTGAGGTGAATATGAAAAAACTGTTTTTTATGATCGGCGCAGTGCTAGCTATAACTATAATAGGTTGTGCACCGGCAAAATTAGAAACAAATATAAAAGATAAAGATACAGGAAATGTTATAGAGCCACCGCCGGATCCGATCGGCGTTGTACCAGCAGATGACTGCCAGCAGATTGATATAGGTGACAAAGCCTGCAATTTTATATTGAAAGATCAAAATGGAAATACCTGGCAGTTATACGATCATATTGGTGATGTTATTGTGCTCGACTTTTCCTCAGTCTGGTGTTATCCCTGCAAACTAGCTGCAGCAGAGACTCAAGCGCTCCAAAACGCATATGCAGACGAAGGAGTACAGGTTGTCACAGTTTTGATTGATGGCCCAGATCCGGGAATAGAACCAACAGAATATGACGTACAGCAGTGGGCAGCTCTAGGTGGTATCACTACAGCTCCAGTACTACAGGGTAGTCGAGAAAAAATGCTGGATCCACAAGATGGTTCTGTTGCAGAGCCAGGAGTGACTGGCTATCTTTTGAATGCATATCCGACATATATCTATATCGGTAGAGATATGAAGTTTTATACTGGACATGTTGGTTTTAGTGAAGAATATATAAAACAAAAAATTGAGGAAGGTTTATAATGTGGAAAATTTATAAATGGAATGGCCACTATATTCAAGGCGATTTTGTTAGTAAGCACACTAGTGAAGATGCTGCATTGAAAAAAGCAGCTAAAGAAATAGATTTCACTTTTGCAGAAAAGGTGAAAAGAGGAAAAGAAACTTTAATTTGGCTAGATGGTACAGACCATACGCCAGTTGGGGTTATTGTTAAAAAATCTCGGGGGTGATTTAGGCTTCGACGTGGTATTGAATGAGTCGAGTGCAAGCAGGTTAGACACGGCCTTAACAGTTCAAATAATTTAGTTGCAAATAACAACTTACACTTCGAACAGCGCTTAGCCGCTTAATAGGGAGGCCGATTAGAGCCTTCTATCCAATCTAGTCAAAACAACAGACAAGTTGTAAAAATCAAAAAACTTATCGCAACAGGATGGTAAGCGATATTTTAAAACCATCTATCTTTGTCAGTTTATGATATAGAAACTGAATAAGCTTGTGAATGACTTAACTTTGGATTTATTACGGACGCGGGTTCGACTCCCGCCGCCTCCACCATTTAAAGGAATAATATGTTTAGTTGGTTTAAAAGAAAAGAAGAAATAAAGCCCATAGATACAATACGAGATACCCAAGACGAAATAGAGGAGTCTTTATGGGAAATCAAAGATGAATATGATTTAGCTACAGAAGAAATTGATATCATGGTAGAATCTAAAAGAAGAAATTTTCAGCATATGCATGAAATGATATTTAAGAAAAATAAGGAATAAAATATGAGTTGGTTATTAGATAAAATAAAAAGTATTTTTCACGCTGCTAGTTGTGGAACAGGTTGTAGTGTCCACGAACAAGACACAGAAGAGTCTGAACCTAATCGAGTATCGGAACCGTGTCCGACTGACGAAGAGCTGGCATCGATGAGAATGCCAGAGTTACGTGAATTAGCAGCATCCAGAGATCTTGCTAATGGAGATTACAAGGGTATGGATAGAAGAAAAATAACAAAATTAATTAAAAAATCTTACTAAAATAAACTAGACAAGGAGAAAATATGAGTTGGATATCAGGAATGTTAAAGGAATTAAATGGCCTTAAACATAAGATTTTAGAAATAGATGAAGATAGCACAGAGTCAAACGAATCTTCGACAAAAGAGGATATTGATTTTCAATCTCTTAGGGTAGTAGATTTAAGGGCTCTTTGTTCAGAAAGAAACATAACTGGGACCTCAAAATTTAATAAAGCTCAGCTTATCGAAGTACTCCAGAAAAATAATTTATAAATTTAATGTCTTTAATCATATAATATGGGTATGTAATAATAGGGACAAAAAAACAATTTTCTGGAGATTATGTATGCTAAAAGCTATATTTTTTACACTGCTTTTCACTGGTTGTGCTAAATCAATTGGACCGGGCATACCAAACATGCATGATTTCTCAGGGTATCCTGGAGCTGCATTTAATTCAACTAACAGTCCTTGTATAGATGGACTGATGGTTAATCTAGGCAAGAGTTGCGCCACGCTCGTTGAATTTCAGGGAGAGGGCGTCATTACAGCAGTACAATGCCACCAAGCAAAAAATAAAAAAAGCCCTTGGGATAAATTTACATTTTACATAGTAACTGACCACCACATAGGCAAGCCTCCCCAAACAATAGAATTTTGTGCAGACCCCGTATCAGTCATTTATATGAGGGAGCGTTTATAGTATAAGAAATGGAAATAAAGGTGGCTTTTTTCAAGGGTGATGGCAATTGGCACAACCATATTGTCAGGTGGTGGACTAAAAGTCCTTATAGTCATGCTGAATTAGTATTGCCGGACGGAAAAACCTGGATTAGTATAAGCCCATTTTTAACTTCGAAAGTTTCCAAAAGAAACAAACCCACATACGATAAAGCAAAGTGGGATCTTATAAACGTAAAGATAACATCCGAGCAGCTTGACACCATAATGGAGTTCTATAAACAAACAGAAGGATGTGGATATGACTGGGCTGGTATGCTTCTTTCACAATTCCTGCCATTTAGCGTAAAAAGAAAGAGCTGTTGGTATTGTAGCGAATGGATAGCATACGCTCTTAGGATAGCATGTGTTATTGATTGGAAAACCATTAAAATATATGATAGATGTGATTTATCGCCACAAGTACTTTACAATATTGTGACTAAATCTAGCTAACAATACAATTTCTTCCTAAAACTATTTATATAATAGGAGGCTTTGTTTGGCGTGGATATAAGCGATATACTTCTTATAGCAATCGTATACTTTTTTGGTATGGCTAGCAGCTATGCCTATTGGGTGCGTAAAAAAAATAAAAAAATTAATTTGCAAATATCAAATAAAGATGTTATGATAAAAAAAGTAATATCCGACAATGATATTAGAAAAAATGTCATCGACGAGCTATCAAGACAAAAGCTTGTTTTTTCTGAAAAAGAAAACCGTTGGATAAGACTTAGACAAATTAATTAGAGGAAAAGATGAGCCGAAAAGAGCCACATCGTAAATTTAGAAGACGTAGGAAAATGGGTTCAAAAAGAAGAAAGAACCGTAGGAATAACAGGAAGCGATAATATAAATGGTAATACACAAAGATATGTATGATAAATCAGTTGAAGCTGGAAAAAGCCCGACAGTGATGGTTAGTGGAGGCTTTGACCCGGTACATGTTGGTCATATTAGAATGATCAGAGAAGCTGCAAAATATGGCGATGTAATTATAATTGCAAATTCTGATGAATGGTTATTTCGCAAAAAAGGATTTAATTTTATGGATTTTGAATCCCGTCGTGAAATATTAGATTCTATTAAAGGAGTAATTCTTGTAGATTCAGTTGATGATTCAGATGGAACTGTATGTGAGGCAATAAAAAGACATAAACCAACATATTTTGCCAATGGTGGAGACAGAGGTAAAAGCAATACCCCAGAACAAAATGTTTGCGAAAATCTTGGTGTCGAATTGCTGTGGGGAGTAGGCGGCGAAGAAAAGGTAGCCGCATCTTCTGAATTAGTTGAAAGAGCAAAACAAAATTCATCAAAAGATGAAAAGCCGCCGGTCAGATATAGCGACAAAGAATCACAAAGATAGTATTACCGAGACAATTAGCATAGTTATGTTTATGAAGGGAATAAAAGCATTGAAGCTAGATTCTTCTTTTCGTCCTATCGATGTTATTGATGCGGTCGAGGCGCTTGTTCTTTGTTTGGTAGGAAAGGCAAACGCAATCGAAAACCATCAAAAGGAAATAAATTCCATTTCGGATAGTTTTAAACTGCCGGCAGTAATTGTATTGAAAAGATACATAAAATTTAGATTTACCACCGTTCCCTGCAATAGGGAAAATATTCTTTGGCGAGATAAAAACCAGTGCCAATACTGTGCAAATTTTTTTAAAAGTGAAAAGCTAACTTTAGATCATGTGTTACCAAAATCTAGAGGGGGCAAAAACACTTGGACAAATCTGGTTGCATCTTGCAAAAAGTGCAATCAAAAAAAAGGAAATCGAACAAATGAAGAGTCTGGAATGCACCCGATTAGAAAGCCTATTTGCCCTAAAGATAGTATTTTGAGAAGGTTAAAGAAAGAACAGATAAGTCCGATTTGGAAAAACTATTTATGGGATTTTAATTGAAATGATAAGAAACATATGGTATTATTTATTTAAGAAAAAGGAGCAACCAATGCCAAAACAAAAAGAAGATAACAACAACACAGAACTGGAAAAAACAATAAAGAATCATTCAGAAAAAATTTCCAGACTTAACCAGAGAATATCAGATATTAGTGATCAAATTGCATTGCTGAAAAGCGATTTGAATGGTTTTAAGAAAGGTGTTGCTAGAGATATGAGAAGTATTATTGACACTATAAATAACAAGGAGTAATAGATGCAATTTTATCCACAACATTATTACGGCTTTGCCGTTAACAACGATGTAGCTGAAAGACTACAATTAAATGAAGCTTTTAATGAATACGAAATGACTTATGACGAGATGCCGTTTTTTGAAAGCTTTGAGAGTAAATTTGGTGTAGAACCGTACAAGTTCGCAGATACGACATATGAAAAAGGCGGATATGTACAGGGCCTTAGTGGCTTTGATTGGGATAGAACATATGTTTGTTTCGATCCTTCACAGGCCTCCGGAACAAAGTGGGAAAAAATGATCAATGCGCTATCCAATGTGGATATTGATGTTGAAGAGGGCCACTGGTCTCAATTAGGTTAATATTAATAATGACCCTTCTATTTAATCTGGGAGGGTTCATTATGGAAAATTGTGATAAATGCGGATGTTCGTGTCCTTGCGAATGCGAATGTTGCTGCAAATAAAAAGCGCTGTTCTGCTCGCATTATAAGCAGGACGTGGCTGCCGATCGTCACGTAGGCAGAGGTTGGTGACTTACCTAGTCCATGGCAGAAAAGTCGCATATTGGGGTGAAGCGCCATAGGCAGGTGCACCGGGTTGTTACCCCGGCCGTTGTTGGTTCGAATCCAACTGCCCCAGCCATTTTTTATTTTAAGCCATAGTTACCTATGTGGAAACAGCGGCAGAATTAATAATATTAGCTATGAGTATGTTCTTGGCGGCCTTCTTTTGTTTGAAAGCGTTGGTTATACCTGATTCAGCCATAAAAGCTATAGACAAAATTTATGAAGTCGAAGAAAAGATATACCAAGAACGATAGAGTTTTGGTTAAATCATTTGCTGGTCCAAACGTTTCTGTTATTTTGAAAAAAAGATATATTGTAAGCGAATCGGTCCACAAACTTGGGGTCGATGGCTGGGAAGCTCAAATTATTTCTCAAAAAGAAATTGAAAAACTTCGCAAATGTGGTGTACCATACAAAAAAGGAGAAAGACCAATGGTGTGGGTTTTTGATTGGGAAATAATCAAAAAAGTAAAGAGTTCAAAACGACCCAAGAACTAATTAAAGGTACCAGAGTCAAATATGGCGACAAAGAAAAATTACGTTTTAGATACTAGTGTTTGCTTAACGGACGCAGAAGCAATTTACAAGTTTGAAAATCATGATATATTTATACCTCTAAAAGTTTTAGAAGAGATAGACAATCATAAGAAGAGACAAGACTCAGTTGGAGTAAATGCTAGAAAAATAATCCGAAGTCTTGATGAGTTGAGAGAAAAAGGAACACTTCAGGGCGGCGTTAGATTAGGTAAAGGCAAGGGGATATTAACTGTAATGTCCTATGAGTGCCTTAAAAATTCAGTGTTCCCATCCGACTTGGATATGCGCATACCAGATCACGCAATCATAGCTACTGCTATGGCTGTTCGTGAATCAGAACCGAAAAGAAAAACAACCGTAGTTTCACGCGATATTAATATGCGTGTAATATGTGATTCTTTGGGTTTAAAGTCAGAAGACTATGACAACGAAAAAGCCGTTGTATCATCTGATCAACTATATGCTGGATTTGTTGAACATCTGGTAGATGACCAAAAAATTGACTTATTCTATAATGGTCATGATGTGTATATCGATAACGATGAGGTCACCGATATTTGGCACCCAAATCAATATGTAATGTTAGTTTCAAACGCAAACCAAAAGAAAACAGCAATTGCGAGGTTTGAGAGCCATTTCCAGCCGCTTAGAAAAATTTATCATGATAAGCTGCCTGATTGGAAAATAAATTCAAGGAACAAAGAGCAAGCCTTCGCAATTGATATGCTGATGGATCCAAACATTAAAATTATTACATTGGTTGGGCGTGCCGGCTCAGGAAAAACATTATGTGCAATTGCAGCAGGCCTTCAACAAACAATCGGCTTAAGAGAGAATCATTATTCTAGGATGATTGTATCTCGACCAGTAGAGCCAATGGGTAAAGATATTGGCTTTCTCCCCGGTACGATGGAAGAAAAAATGATGCCTTGGCTTATGCCTATCCAAGATAACCTAAAATTTCTTATGGGTAACGATAAAAATGCGTTACAGATGTATATGGAAAAAGGAAAAATTGAGCTTGAAGCATTAACTTATATTCGTGGTCGCTCAATAGCAAATGCATTTATTATCATTGACGAAGCTCAAAATTTGACAATGCACGAAGTTAAAACAATAATTACGAGAATAGGCGAAGGAACTAAAATTGTTCTAACTGGAGATATTGAGCAAATAGATAATGCATATGTGAATGAAACATCAAACGGCCTCGCACACGCTGTGGAAAAATTTAAAGAATTTCCAATTGCTGGACATGTTACATTTACCAAGGGCGAAAGAAGCGACGTAGCTACATTAGCGTCAAAAGTATTATAGTTTATTTGACACAGTAAATAATAAATGTTATAGTGTTATAACAAAGGAGACATTATGAGTGATATCAATAAAGAAGAAACCAAGACTGAAGAAGATCTTCATACAAACCCAATGTTAGCAATGAGAGTAGAAAAGGATTCTGAGCTAAAGGACTACCTGGTACAGTATGTTGGCACTAAGCTCGATAACGAGGAAGTCACGGTTAACATGATTGCAGAAGTATTGGCAAGTGATTTTCCAGAATTTACATTCGCATTTGCAGAAGAAAACTTTTTACGTGGATATCAACTAGGATTGGACGATGCTGAAAGCTTATATAGAACAGACGCAGAAGAAACTGCAACAGAAACAAACTGATTTTTATACCCCATACGGGCTACACGTATACTTCAAAGAACCTATGAATAGCCCAATAAATGTTGAGGCGGTAATAAATAGGGTAGAAGATATAGTACCCCAACATTTGAGAAGTGAAGTGGAGATGGTCATAATTGGATGGTTTGAAGAATTTGAAAAAAGGTCAATTAATGCTTTTTACAAAGACGGCGCCCTTTACATATCAAATGTTCAAGATGATGAAGAAGACATGTTTGATGATGTCGTTCACGAAATAGCACACTCTATAGAGTCTACTTATGGATATGAAATTTATGGAGATCAGAAAATAAAAGATGAGTTCTTAAGAAAAAGAAAGCATCTGCACGATATACTTTGGTCCACCGGATTTAAGGCTCCTCTGTCAACGTTTATGGACTCAGAATATAACCAAGATTTTGATGATTTTTTGTATAAAACAGTTGGATACGATCAATTATCAGAACTTGTAAGAGGGTTGTTTATAAGTCCATACGCAGCCACATCAGTTGAAGAATATTTTGCAACAGGATTTACAGAGTTTTACCTAGACTCTAATCACAACTTCTTAAATAAAGTAAGCCCACAATTGTATAATAAGCTTGCGATGCTACAAAAACCAGAAGAACTTGACAACGCATAAAATAGAGGTTATAATATAACTTAACTATGGAGAAGTTGTGTCACATATATCATATTCAGAACTAAAAGACTGGCATTTTTGCGCATTCTATCATAAGCTTACACGCGTTGATGGCATCGATGGTTTTAAGGGAAACGCATACACAGCATTTGGAACCGCAATGCACTCGGTATGTGAAAAAAAGCTTTTAAAAGAAGATATTGAAAGCGACTTCTTTGTTAAAGAGCTGAAGAAGAATATAACTGAATTACCTAAAGATGTGGATATCGATCAACGTCTTGTGCTTGACATGATAGGCCAAGGCAAAAGAATTATTCCTGAAATTGAAGACGCGTTAAATGACTATTTCGAGGAATTTGAAGTTCTTGCGGTAGAAATGCCGCTTATGGAAGACATCGATGGCCATCCAAACTATAAATTCAAAGGTTTTATTGATGCAGTTGTTGCAACCCCCGACGGAAAAGTTCATATTTTTGATTGGAAAACTTGCTCCTGGGGATGGAATGTGCAAAAGAAAAATGACAAAATGGTTACATATCAGCTTACATTGTACAAGAAGTACTTTTGTCAAAAAATGAATATTGATCCAAAAAACGTAGAAACCCACTTCGCACTACTTAAGAGAACAGCCAAAAAAAATCAGGTTGAATTTTTTAGAGTTACGAGTGGTCCAAGAAAAACAGAAAATGCTCTTAAACTTTTGAACACTGCACTGTACAATATAAAAAATCAACGCTATATTAAAAACCGCCTGTCGTGCACGGGCGGTTACGGCTGTAAGTTTTACAAGACAGAGCACTGTCCATGAGGAATAAATGAAAAAAAAGATATTAGTATTATCTGACCACCCCCTTTCGCCATCCGGGGTAGGTACACAAACAAAGTATATGATAGAGTCCTTGCTGAGAACAGGAAGATATCAATTTATATGCTTGGGTGGCGCAATAAAACACGAAGACTATACCCCGCAAAGAATTCAACCATATGAAGAGGATTGGGTAATTTATCCAGTAGATGGATACGGAAGCCACGAAATAATAAGATCTGTTTTGGCCAAAGAGAAGCCAGACATGCTTTGGTTTATGACCGATCCACGTTTTTATACTTGGCTGTGGGAAATCGAAAACGAGGTTAGAAATAATGTCCCTATGGTATATTATCATGTATGGGATAACTTCCCAGCCCCACACTTTAATGCGGAATATTACAATTCAAACGATGAAGTAGTTTGTATATCAAAGGTAACTCACGAAATTGTAAAGACTGTGGCGCCAGATGTTAACAGCACTTATTTACCACATGCTGTAAATGATAATATTTTTTACAAAATGAAAACTGCCGAACAATTAGAAAAAGTAAAGGAAGTGAGGCAAAGAATTATAGGTTCCACTGTTAATTTAAAAAATCCAAATAAAAAGATTTTCTTTTGGAATAACAGAAATGCTAGAAGAAAACAAAGTGGAACATTGGTGTGGTGGTTCAAAGAATTTTTAGATGAGGTTGGTCACGATCAAGCAACCCTGCTGATGCACACAGACGCTCAAGATCCGCACGGACAAGATTTGCCACATATAATAAATCATTTAGGTATTGGTGATGGACAAGTTTTGCTTTCAACTACTAAAGTAAATCCGGAGGATTTGGCAGTAATGTATAATGCTGCAGATTTCACAATAAACATTGCAGACGCAGAAGGGTTCGGTCTTGGAACGCTAGAATCTCTTTCTTGTGGAAGTCCTATTATTGTTACTATGACAGGCGGCCTTCAAGAACAAGTAACTGATGGAAAGAACTGGTTTGGGTGGGGTATTCAACCGGCCTCAAAAGCCGTCATTGGTTCACTTCAGGTTCCCTACATCTATGAAGATAGAATCTCTAAAGAAGATTTCATTAATAGTTTGAAAAAAGCAATGAAGTTAAGTCCCGCGAAGTACAAGAAAATGTCTGAAATGGGAATAGCTCACGTCACCAAAAATTATAACTTTGAAAAGTATGAAAAAAGATGGGTTGAATTGATGGATAATATAATTGAGAAACACGGCTCTTGGGAAAATAGAAAAGGCCATAAGCGCTGGCACTTGATGGAGGTAGCATGAAGAAAAAGCTAATTTTTAAAGCACCAGTATTGACTAGATCTGGATATGGAGAACAGTCAAGGTTTGCTTTACGGGCCCTACGCTCCAGAGAAGATCTATTTGATATATACATTCAACCATTATCCTGGGGAGCAACTTCCTGGATAAATACAGAAAGCCCAGAGAGAGAGTGGATTGATAATTGTATAGAAAAAACTGTTGCCTACATTCAACAAGGTGGACAATTCGATATATCCTTTCAAGTTACAATTCCAAACGAATGGGAAAAAATCGCACCTATTAATATAGGATACACAGCGGGCATTGAAACAACAAAAGTCGCCCACCATTGGCTTGAAAAATCACACGAAGTTGATAAAATTATTGTTGTCTCGAACCACGCTAAAAATGTATATCAAGACACCGTTTATCAGGCTGTCCACAATGAAACAGGCCAAACGCTAGAATTGCGATTAGAGAAACCAATTGTTACAGTAAACTACCCGGCTAAAAAATTTGAAAATCTACCAAACTTAGATATTGAAATGGAATACGATATTAATTTCCTTTGTGTATCTCAGTGGGGGCCTAGAAAAAATGTACCAAATACGGTTAAATGGTTTGTTGAGGAATTTATCAACGATGAGGTTGGTCTTGTTGTAAAAACAAATTTAGCAAAAAACTGCCTTATTGATAGAAACAAGGTAAAGCAACAACTTGATGGACTGCTTTCTGAGTATCCAGAAAGAAAGTGTAAAGTTTATCTTCTTCACGGAGATATGGAAGATGAAGAAATGCATTCTTTATATACTCACCCTCAAATGTCTGCATTAGTTCATTTAGCCCACGGAGAAGGATTTGGCTTACCGCTGTTTGAATCAGCATATAGTGGACTACCGGTTGTTGCAACGGGTTGGTCAGGGCAATTAGATTTTTTGGTGGATGAATCCGGCGAAGATAGATTCTATAACGTTGCATTTGATTTAAACCATGTTCCAGACCAAGTTGTTTGGGAAGGAGTTTTGATTAAAGAATCAATGTGGGCTTACGCAAGAGAACAATCAGCAAAACAAAAAATGAGACAGTGCTACGACGATTTACACAACAAAGTAGAGGGTAGTATTGCTTGTGGTGCTTGTGATTTTGCAGCAGAAGTACAAGAAAGATTTAATGAAGACAAACAGTTTGCAGCGATGGTTGCACCGGTTCTAGAGTTTGTAGAAACAGAAGAAGAAAAAGAATGGCGTGGTATACTGGATCAAGTCGTAGAATATGAATAATAGAGTTATATTTGTCTCCGATTATTTCATTGAAGAAATAACCGGAGGCGCCGAATTTTGCAACGATGCCTTAATGAATTCATTATCGCATCGTTACTCGTTTGAGAAAAAGAAATCACAAACGATTACGCCACAATATATAAAAGAAAATTCTGATTGTTTTTTTATTATTGCAAACTTCTTTCTTTTGTCTGAGGAGACGAAGAGAGAGCTGGCAAATGTAACTTATGTCATATTTGAGCATGATCACAAATACATAAAATCAAACAACCCGTCCCTATACAAGAATTTTCTAGCACCAGAAAGTCAGCTACAGAACCAGAATTTCTTTGAAAAGGCCTTTGCAGTAATATGCCAAAGCAAGAAACATTCAGAAGTGGTACAGAAAAACTTGCTTTTAGACAATGTAGTTAATTCAGCCGGTAACATATGGACCAGCGAGCAGATGAAAGTTCTAGAAAGCAACTTAAATGCGACAAAGACGGTTGAATTTGCGGTTTTGAACTCTCAAAACAGAAATAAAGGCATGCCAGCTGCTATAGAGTTTTGTAACAACAATAGGTTACCATTTAAGTATTTAAACTCGGCACCATTTCCGCAGTATATAGAAAATATGTCCAAGATAGAACATTTAGTGTTCTTCCCACAATGGCTTGAGTCATATAGTAGGTTGGCTATTGAAGCTAGAATACTTGGTTGTAAGCTGGTAACAAACAACCTCCTCGGCGCCGCAAGTGAAGAATATTTCAAACTTAAGGGCCCTCAACTGCTGAATAAGATAAAAGAAAACAACAAAACTATTGTTAATCGATGGATAAATCTAATTGACAATAAAGAGATAGATTTTATAGAGCCGATTAAATTACCAAAAGTTACCATTTTTTGTCCGATTTACAATGCAGAAAAATACATCGAAAACTATCTAAATGATATATCGAGCCAAACCGTGTTTGACTGTTGTGAGTTGATAATAATAAATGCCAATTCACCACAAAACGAAGATAAATACATTGAAGAATTTATGAAAAAACATAACAATGTAGTTTACAAAAAACTAGATTATAGAGCCAGTGTTATGGAAACAGAAAATATGGCACTTGAAATAGCAACTGGTGAGTATTTTGCACAAACATGCGTTGATGATGCACACGCTAAAGATTATATAGAAACACTAGCGAAACATTTATATTTTACAGATGATGTCGACTTGGTGTATTCTGATTGCTACCAGACCCCAAATGCGCTAGAAACTTATGAAAACAATTCTTCAAGAGGTAAAACATATGAACATTCTAAAAACGAATTTTCGAAGGAAAATATGATCAAGTGTTTACCAGGGCCAATGCCGATGTGGAGAAAATCTGTACATAAAAAAGTGGGATATTTTAATGAAGATATGAAATATGCCGGAGATTGGGAGATGTTTTTGAGGATGGTAGAGGCAGGATCTAAATTTAAAAAGATTGACAGACCACTGGGATTGTATTATTATAATTCAGAAGGTCTATCAACTTCCTCGGAGCACGCAGTTGAAAGAGGAAAAGAAGAGGCTGAAGTATTTTTCAAATATAAAGAAGTATTTGGAGAAAGAAACTTCAAAACATACGAAAATTATTTTAAACAATTTATTGAGGCATAAATGAGCGAAAGAAAGTATTTACCGACATTGTCGGAATTAGTAGATAGGTTATCTATCGTACAACTAAAAGAAGTGTTTATCACAGAACACAAATCTGAGTATGCGCAGGAGATATCTGATATTTTACACGATATTGATTTGACGTTAGAAGAGAATAATGTTATAATGGATGCGAGAGCAATACGCGCCATTGTTGTTTTATCTCAAATGAATTTGCATATTTGGCATAACGAAACCAATTATCGCAAAGGAATTAAAGATGGAAACAACCTTGAATTAACCCACGGGCTTAATGGTATACGAAACACATCTAAAAATAGAATTCAAGAATTGGCCGGCGGACGAAAAGACTATAAAATCGATTGTCTCGCGGCAGATTTCAAAGATTGGGAGATTAGCTGGGATGAGTGACGAAGAATTAATGACGTTCGAGCAATACTATCAGTATTATCTCACACTTCATCAGAACAAGTGGACTCGACGGATGCACGTTTTAGGTCAAATGGCAACCGTAGCGTTCTTGTGGTTTGTTATTAGTACTAAAATGTGGCTACTTTTATTGGTAGCACCATTTGTGGTTTATCCTTTTGCTTGGACTGGACATTACGTATTTGAAAAAAATGAGCCAGCCGCTTTTTCTAGGCCGATATGGGCCAAAGCTTGCGACTGGGTAATGCTAAAAGATATATTAACAGGAAAGATAAAGCTATGAATATTTTAATTACAGGCGGCGCCGGCTACATCGGTAGCGAATTGACACAGTATCTTTTAGATGATGGGCACAAGGTTGTTGCATATGATAATTTAATGTACGATCCTACATCCTTACTGAGATATACAAACAATTCTGATTTCTCTTTTGTAAAGGGCGATGTTAGGGATTTAAATCTATTAAAGAAACATACAGATAAAGCTGATATTATTATTCCCCTAGCCGCCTTGGTCGGATTTCCTTTGTGCGACAAAGATGTCCGCGGCGCCCACGAAATCAACCATGAGGTAAATGCTTGGATTGCAAAAAACAAATCAGTGGATCAGTTAGTTATCTATCCATGCACCAACTCTGGATACGGAACAAGTGCTGATGGCTCTGTGGTCACTGAAGAGTCACCCTTGAACCCCGTATCACTATACGGCAGAACAAAAGTAGCAGGTGAGCGTGAATATAGAAACGTTGAAAATCATGTTACTTTCAGGCTAGCTACAGTATTCGGCCCGGGCTCTAGAATGAGGACCGACCTGCTGGTTAATAACTTTGTTCTCAAGGCATTAAGGGAGCGAGTTTTGGTTCTTTATGAATGTGAGTTTATGAGAAACTACGGACACCTTCAAGATGTTTGCCGCGCCTTTAGATGGGTTATTAACAATTGGGAGGTTGTAAAGAATGACACCTACAATATGGGTAACGACGCGCTCAATATGAATAAGCTTCAATTAGCCCAAAAGATCCAAGAGCATCTTCCGCTGGAGATCATTAAAGCAGAGTTTACCACAGATCCAGATACCCGTGATTATACAGTTAGTAGTCAAAAGTTCTATGATACTGGCTTTGAGTGTAAGTACGACTTAGACGATGGAATTAAACAGCTTATCACGGCATACAGTATTATTGAATCGCCGTGGTATGCGAATTATTAAAGTTATGAGCAAGCAATTAGACGTATTATTTGTGCACCCTAACGGCGCCCCAATTATTTATCAAGAGCTGAGTAAAACATATTCGGCTATCGAGCCGCCAATCTGGGCTGCTTTGCTAGCTAACAATGCACGCAAGAATGGTTGGTCAGCTAGAATTTTAGACTGTGAGGCTGAGCGTCTTAATGCCATGGCATCGGCTGATACAATCAACGATTACAACCCAAGATTGGTAGCAATTGTTATTTACGGCCAGCAGCCCTCTGCTTCCACCCAAAATATGATTGGCACCAACGCCCTTCTTGCTGAGTTAAAAGGGCGCTACGGCCATCTTAAGACAGTTTTAATTGGTCTTCACCCATCTGCTGTTTCTCGCGGAACAATGCAAGATGAACAATCAGACTTTGTCTGTCAAGGTGAGGGCCCTCATACGATTAGTGGGCTTCTAACTGTTAATATGGATGATACAAGCCAGTTAGCAAACGTGCCTGGTTTGTGGTACCGCGACGATGGAAACATTGTTTGTACCAAGCCCGCCCCGCTAATAAGTCAAGAAGAATTGCCTTCTGAACTTCCTGGTATGGCTTGGGATCTTCTGCCTATGAGTAAATACCGTACGGCAAATTGGCATGCAATGACAAATGGCGACGATAGGATGCCCTTTGCATCTCTTTATACAAGTCTTGGTTGTCCATTTAAATGTAGTTTTTGTTGTATCAATGCCCCATTTGGAAATAACAATTTAGAAAATTGGGACTACGGCCGAAACAAGTTTAGATATTGGGATCCTGAATATATTATTAAAGAGTTTGAACAGCTTCATAATATGGGAATAAGAAATGTAAAATTAGCTGATGAGATGTTTGTTTTATATAAAAATCATTTTATGAAACTTTGTGAATTAATTACTGAAAGAGGTTATGACTTCAATATCTGGGCGTACGCTAGGATTGATACGGTAAGAGAAGAGTATTTAGAAACTCTCAAAAAAGCAGGTGTTAATTGGCTTGCGTTGGGTATTGAATCTGGAAACTCTGTTGTTCGTAAGGACGTAGTAAAAGGTAGATTTACTGAAGTAAATATTATAGATTTAGTTAAGAAAATTCAAGATCATGATATTAACGTAATTGGCAACTATATTTTTGGCCTTCCGGAAGACGATCATAGTAGTATGCAAGATACATTAGATATGTCTATTGATTTAAATTGCGAATTCGCAAACTTCTATTCCGCCATGGCCTACCCTGGTTCAAAATTGTATTTGGATGCATTGAAAGAAGATTGGCAGTTGCCAGAAACATACGTAGGATACTCACAACATTCTTATGAAACAAAACCGCTGCCAACTAAGCATATATCGGCAGCAGAAGTTCTGAAATTTCGTGATGAAGCATTTTTAAAATACTATAAAAACCCAACATATCTTGATATGATAGAAGATAAGTTTGGCAAAAGAACTCGTCTTGGTATCGAAGACATGACTAAGATTAAATTAAAAAGAAAAATCTTAGGAGATTAAATGCAAAATAAAAAATTTAATTCTGGAGATTTGGTTCGCTGGTATGAATCATATGCTGACGATCTTTCCATGACTAAAGATAGTGGCTTGGGTATTGTCTTGGATGAGAAAAGTTATATACTCCACGGCGGAGATTTAAAGCATACAAATTATAGAGTGTATCGAAATAAGCACCAAGATATATTGGCTTTTGTATCAGAAGATTTGGTTAAAATAAAATAGGAGAGAAAATGCTTTCAAAAGAAGAACTAATAAAATTTGAGACAGAAATGGCTGCCTGCTTTGATGCAGCTATGATCCGTGCGCCCGTGCACCTTTATAACGGAAATGAAGAGCAGATTATCAAAGTATTTAAGGACAACAACATAGGACCCGAAGACTGGGTTCTTTGTTCTTGGAGAAGCCACTATCAGTGCCTCTTGAAAGGAGTGCCACCAGAGGAATTGAAAGCAGCAATTTTACAAGGTCGCTCAATTTCTCTTTGTTTTTCAAAGTATAGAGTGCTCTCATCTGGTATTGTCACCGGTGTTTTGCCTATTGCTACTGGCATTGCGATGGATATCAAGCGTCAGGGTGGTAAAAACAAGGTCTATTGCTTTATGGGAGAGATGACATCTGAAACAGGTGTGGCTCATGAATGCATCAAGTATGCCAGAAACCATAAACTTCCAATTCACTTTATTGTTGAGGACAACGGAAAGTCAGTGTGTACTGATACTCGTGCTACTTGGGCAATGGAAAAGCTTACTTATGAAGATGTAAATGATGAATACATCACATACTACAAATATAACTTAGACAAATACCCGCACGCTGGTGCTGGAAAGAGAGTGCAATTCTAATGGGAGCTTATTTCGACGAATTAAAAAGAGCAATGACTTACTTAGGCGAACAACAAGACACCTTGTTCATAGGCCAAGCCGTTGCTTATAAAGGCACAGCAATGACCAACACTTTATCAGATGTAGACCGACAAAAGTTGATTGAAATGCCGGTCGATGAAGAGATGCAAATGGGAATGACCACGGGACTAGCAGTCAATGGAACAGTACCAGTTAGCATCTACCCGAGATGGAACTTTCTTTTGTGTGCAGTAAATCAATTAGTAAACCATCTCGATAGAATGAAGGAGTTTTCTCACGGAGAATATGTGCCGAAAGCAATCATTCGTGTTGGGATTGGCTCTGTTCGACCTTTAAATCCTCAAGTGCAGCACACTGGCGATTTTACACAAGTTTTTAGAGGAATGTTGCGAAACACCGAGGTTATTAGATGTGATGAGCCAGAAGATATTTTCCCTGCATACTACAAGGCATACAACAGAACCGATGGTAAAAGCACAATTATTGTAGAATACGGAGACTATTATGGAGAAAAATAACCCAAAAGTCCTATTTGTAACCGAGAAGTGGTGTGACGCAGACCCAGCGAAAGGGTTGACAAACAACTATCACAACTTATTCAAGACATTTTCTACAGTTCTCCCAGATGCAAAGTTTAGTATCATACACTTGGATGAATATTCAGCGGTTAAAAAGAAGCATATAGATGGATTCTTGCCGATTCTTGTCGATAGGCTTGAGCCAGATGTTGTTGTCTTCTCTCTTTTGGGAAAATCTCACTTAAACCCCACAGAGAGCAGCTATGAGCATATTAAATCCAAAGGCTGTAAGACAGTTTTTATGTGGCCTGATATGTTTGAGGGCTGGGGAATTCCACAGATAGAAGAATTTAATGATGCAGGCTTTGCTGATTTACATGTTTGTTGGGGCTCAGAAAGAAATCTTTCTCAGGAATATGATAATCTGATTTGGCTATGGGCCCCGCAAGATGAAACAATGTATTATCCAGTCGAAGATTCTGAGAAGACAATTAATGTTAGTTTTCTGGGATCTCCACGCTATGCCGAGAGACAAAGATACTTGACACACTTATTGACTAGTGGAACTGAAGTTAACATTGGCGGCGGTCAGAGAGAAGAAGGATTACCAGCGATTAAATATGCAGAATTGATGAGAAGTTCAAGGATTAATTTAAATTTTCCCGAAGGGCCTGAAGGTAACGACCAGTGTAAGGGAAGAGTTTGGGAAATTTTAGCCACAAAGTCTCTTCTGCTTGAAAGAGCGAATGAGGCAACTAAGAGCTTTCTGGTACCGGGCGAGCACTACGTTGAGTTTAAAGACGAAAATGATTTAATAGATAAAATAAACTATTATCTCGACAACCCAGAAGAAAGAAGTTATATTGCACAAAACGGATATAACATTTACAAAGAAAAATACAATGCAAGAGTATTCTGGAATACGATTATGGAGAAATTAGGATGAGTTATAAATATGATGTTTCAATATTGATGCCGGCAATTAGAACACACCAATGGTTGATGATGTATGGTAGCCTTTTTAACGCCTGCAAAGAACACACTTGGGAATTAGTCTTGGTTAGTCCGTTCGATTTGCCACCGGAAATGCAGCACTTTGACAATGTAAAGCTAATCAAGGATTATGGAGCCCCAACCAGAGCCGCACAAATAGGTGCCTTGCAATGTGAGGGTGAATATATGTATCACTGCGTTGATGATGCAATCTTTTTACCAGACGCAATAGATACCGCTGTCAATATTTTAAGAACTCACGGCACTAGAAAAGATGTGGTCAATATGAGATATCGTGAGGGAGCCATGTATTCGGGCCAAACATTGCCAATGGGCTTTTGGACTGCTCACTTTCACGGAGAACTACAGCTTCCAGGTATACCCAGAGACTATAAAATTTCTCTACATCATTTTATGAGAATGGATTATTTTAAGGAGCTTGGCGGTTGGGACTGTTCTTATGAATATATTAACCACCCTCTGCATGATCTTATGTTTAGAGTTCAAGCCGACGGTGGCCGCCTCTTTGATTCTCCCACAGATGCAACGACGTGCAATCACTACGTTAATAAGTCAGTAGACCACGCACCAATCTATGATGCACAAACATTTTCAGATAAGCCCAGGTTTGATGCGATCTACACACAACCTGGAAACCCAGCATCGACAAGAATTAAAATTGATTTAGATAACTGGCAACAAACGCCACCAATCTGGAAGAGGCGTTTTGAGTTTAAAGATGGTAAGCTTCCACAAAGCTATAAGGAGCTTGGATATTAATGGATATAGGTGTTGTAGGGGTTGGAGTAGTTGGAGGAGCCTGTAAATTTGGTTTTGAATTATTAGGGCACGATGTGTCGGTTCATGATATTAGGTTAGATACAACGCTAACTGATGTAATGGATTCGGAGGTTGTATACATCTGCGTTCCAACCCCCCGAGCAGATGACGGCTCCTGTGACATTAGCATCGTGCGGGAAGTAATATTAGAGCTAAAAGAACGCGGATATACCGGAATAGTGGCGATAAAATCAACAGTTGTTCCTGGAACAACAGAATCCCTCAGAGAAGAGACTGGGTTGAATGTTTGTTTTGTCCCAGAGTTTTTGAGAGAGCGCTGCGCAATAACTGATTTTACTGAAAATCACGATGTCTGCATTATAGGATGCAGTGACGATGAAACATATGAGTTATTGAAGGCTTGTCACGGCTCGTTGCCAGAAAAGTTCGTCAGATTGACACACGCCGAAGCGGAGTTTTGTAAGTATTTCAACAATGTATACAATGCAATGTTGATTATTTTTGCTAACAGCTTCTACGAAGCGTGTAAAATTAGTGGAGTAAATTATACCAATGTTAAGAATGCAGTTGTTAATCGCAAACATATTCACGGAAACTACCTTGAATGTAATGATAATTTCAGAGGTTTTGGTGGCATGTGTTTACCTAAAGATGTGTCCGCTATGGCCAAGTTAATGGAAAATAGCGATGTAGATTTTTTTGAAGATCTTTTAGATGAAAATAGCAAATATAAAGTAACTGTTTTCAAGGGTATGCGAAAATGATATCGAACAAGTACGGAATTATCTTTATACACCCTCCAAAGACCGGAGGTACGTCTGTACATACAGCGCTACATCGCGATCTTGACCAAGAATGTATGATGGCCACTGGAAAAGATTATAAGAATTTTTTTAAAAGCGATAAAAGGTACGGCACCCCCGATCTTCCCGCAGTAGAATACGAAGATGAAGTAACCCACGTGGCGCCCTCTGATGTAGATTTTCCTTGGTGGAAACATTGGGTCCAGCTTCAAAGAGACGAAGATGCCTATTTTATGAAAACTGTTCATGCAATTGAAAAACGTTTTGAATTAGAAGGTCTAAATTTGAATACATACCCAGGGGCAATCAACAACGCATTTGGTACATCTGGATGGCAAGGTAATATAAAACATTTTCCCTTTTACGTTTGGCATCAGCTTATGACCGATCCAAGGTTTGCAGCATATAAAAGCTTTAATAAATCTTACACACCCGTTGCAACAGTTAGAAATCCTTACAAAAGAGAATTTTCAGTGTTCTTATATTCAAAAAATAAATTTTTGCAAAATGAATCTAAAGGGCTTAGAAAAAAAGACATATCAGCATTAATTCAAAGAGAGTGGTACCATTGGACACGCAGGTGGCAGAGTCTTGGTGAAGAAACATCCCTCTTTATTAATCCTCCATCCAATCCAGACACCTACATATCCAGCCAAACTTCATATCTACTTGCAGAGGAGCAGGAACCCGGCGCCGGCGTTCCATTGGTATCATCATTTATTCGAGCAGAAACGCTTGAACAAGATTATAATGATTTTTGTGATTTAGTGGGAATTAAAGTAAAGGGTCCTGTACCACACCTCTTGAGTAATAGCAGTAACTGGAAACAATATCTGCCAGAAAATATTGTAGACTGGTACACGGATAAAAATATTGAAGATATCCACAGAATCAGAAAGGAAGATTTTGAACTCTTAGGATATAAAAAGGAGAACAGATGAGTAAAGTATTAATCACAGGCAGCCAAGGGTTCATAGGCTCATACCTTTGTGCTGAATTTTTAGATAAGGGATACAAAGTTATTGGTATTGATAACTTTTCTAAATACGGCCCTATCACACGACCACACGATAGTCATCCAAATTTCGAATTGATTGAGATGGATGTAATTGATTTGGATCCAGAGAATTTACCAGACCAGCTTTTGGACGTTGAATACATTATTGCTGGTGCTGCAATGATTGGAGGCATCACATATTTTCATAAATATGCTTATGATTTATTGGCAACAAATGAAAGGATTATGGCGTCGACTTACGACGTCGCAATCAAGCTACATCAGCTTGGAGTCTTGAAAAGAATCCTTGTGGCATCAAGCAGTATGGTGTTTGAGAACACGGAAGTATATCCTACACCCGAAGAAAATGTCATAGTATGCGCACCACCACTTAGCACCTATGGTTTCCAAAAGCTGGCTGTTGAATATTTTGCAAAAGGCGCCTTCGAGCAGTACGGAGTGCCTTACACTATCATCCGTCCATTTAATTGTGTTGGTGTAGGTGAAGAAGACGCTATCGGAGAACATGAAGTAAAGTCTGGTAATATTAAATTAATGATGAGCCATGTTCTCCCGGACATCATCAACAAGATTTTAAAAGGTCAGGACCCGCTCCACGTTCTCGGTACTGGCGAACAAATTCGTTGCTACACAAACGGAAAAGACATTGCAAGAGGCGTTAGAATGTGCCTCGAAAGCGAAGCGGCTGTCAATGAAGACTTCAATATATCTACGCCGGTTGCCACGTCTGTCATTGAATTGGCACAATTGGTCTGGAACATTTTGAATCCGGACAAAGAGTTTTCAATTGTATCGGACGAAGCCTACGAATATGACGTCCAGAGGCGAATTCCTAATGTCACCAAGGCAAAAAAGTTGATTGGTTTTGAAGCGGAAATAGGTTTGGAAGAATCTGTCCGAGAAGTAATCGAATATATGAGGCAACAAAGTGAGTAAACCAGAAGTATCTTTAATTCTGCCTAGCATCAGGACCGAGAGATTACCAAAATTATATGAAACAATTCTAAAATCTACAAAGAGAGATTTTGAATTAGTAATCTGCGGGCCAAACCCCCTACCAGAAGAACTAAAAGAGAAGAGAAATGTCAAATACGTAAAAGATTATGGCTCACCAGTACGTGCGTCTAATATAGCTGCGTCATTATGTGAGGGTAAAGTTTACACCTGGTTAGCAGATGATTGTTTGTTTTTTGATGATTCACTTGACAAATGCTTAGATATGTTTTATGATATGGGTACGGCTAAGAACAATGTTCTTGTTGCAAAATATTTCGAAGGACAAGAGGGAAGCACGGAAAGACAAACATTACAGCCAGACAGTTACTTTAGAGTAAACAGCACACCCGCGGGTTCTCCACACATACCAAATGAGTGGTGGTTATTCAATATTGGATTTATGTATGCTGATTTCTTTAATTCTCTTGGAGGTTGGGATTGTAGCTATGAAGGCACTTGGGCCTCTCACGCTGATATGGCAATCCGCGCTCAATACTTGGGAGCAAATGTGAAGATGGCCGACGTTCCGCTTTTTGTCTGTGATCATATGCCCGGAGGCACCGGTGATCATATGCCTATATTTATTTGTCAACATCAGCATGATGAACCTCTGCTACAAGAAAAATACAGAGATCCAAATTGGACATTGAATGTTAGACCAAAACTTAAATTAGAAAATTGGAAAGAAGCCCCCGCGGTTTGGAAAAGGAGATTTGAATAATGAACTACGATTTGTCAATATGTTTACCCGCACACAGAACACACTTGTGGGAAAGATTATATGAATCTGCAATTGAGGCTATCGGAGATGAGTACACTTGGGAATTAATTATGGTAGGCCCAAATGACCCCCCAGAGTCTCTAGCCAAAAAAGATAATTTCAAGTTCTTCAAAGATTTTGGACACCCATCACGTTGTGCACAAATTGCCACTTCGTTAGCAGAGGGCGAACTTATGATGTGGGGTTCTGATGATGGTTATTTTCTTAAAGACTCAATCAAAGAATGCCTAGATATGAGAAAGCAAAAGGGCCTGGGTCAGAGAGACATTATAATAATAAAGTATGCAGAAGGTAGAGGAATCAGTGGTCAATGTCCAGAGGATAGTTACTGGACTGCTTGGACCCACCCAGATCTTCGTCTTCCTGGTGTGCCGCAAGATTATAAAATTACGCTATTGGCAATGTATGACTTAAGATACTTTAGGTATTTAGGCGGCTTCGATTGTTCTTTTGAACATTTAAACATGAACACTCACGATCTTTCATTTAGAGCACAGAGAGACGGCGCAAGAATACATTTCTCTCCAAATTTGGTGCTAACCTGTGACTGGAATCCGAATGAAGGAGATCACGTACCGGTGCAAGCTGCATATGAAGAAAATGACGGCCCACTATTTCACGCACTCTACAGTATACCCAGACCTCAAAGAATAAGAATTGATTATTTTAATTGGTATAGATCTAGCAGGATCTGGAAGAGGAGATTCGGCGATGGCTAAAACTGTATTGGTTACTGGAGGCCGCGGCCTTGTGGGTTCTGCAATTAAAGCACTGAAGAACGACTATAAAGATCTAAGCTTTATATTCACAGGTCGTCAAGCTCATGATCTAACTTGTGAAAGCGATGTAAAAGCTTTGTTTGAAGAAGTAAAGCCAGACTATGTTATCCACACAGCAGCAAGAGTGGGGGGTATCGGAAGAAATCTCGCAACTCCCGCACAACAGTATTACGCCAATATACTTATGAATGCTTTTGTTATTCATTACGCCCAGTTAAGCGGTGTAGAAAAGCTTCTAGCCTTCTCATCAGTGTGTGCCTTCCCTGCAGGTGCAGAAAGCCTTCACGAAGACATTCTGCACGATGGTGAGCCATATCCTGCGCATTACTCATATGCGTATTCAAAGAGGATGGTAGATGTCCAAATAAAAGCATATAATCAACAATATGGAGTAAATTATTGTTCTGTTATTCCTGGGAATATTTTTGGCGAAAACGATAATTTCAATTTAGAAGATGGTCATGTTGTTCCTTCGCTCGTACATAAGTGTTATAAAGCCAAAAAAGAGGGCACCGCTCTGCAAGTATGGGGAGATGGAACACCCTACAGAGAGTTTTTGTACGCAAAAGATGTCGCACGTGCTTGTGTTGATTTACTGCAATTAGATGGGGAACTTCCACAAAGAGTAATTGTGTCTGGAGAGCGAGAAACACAAATTAAGGATTTAGTAAAATTGGTCTGCGATGCTTTCGACTATCATAATGTGGAATGGTTAACAGAAAAGCCAAATGGACAATTAAGAAGGCCAACAAATAAAGAAATATTTGCAAACACACTACCAGATTTTCAATACACTAGCTTGGAAAAAGCTATGAAAAACACAGTAAAGTGGTTTGAGAAAAATTACCCCAACGTGAGATTATGAAAACAGCATTAATTACAGGAATCAATGGTCAAGATGGTTCATACTTGGCTGAGTTTTTATTAGAAAAAGGCTACAATGTACACGGCATTGTAAGAAGAAACTCGATACCAGAAAACCAAACAGCCAGAATTCAACATATTTATGATGAAATTAAAAACAATATATATCACGCAGATGTCTGTGATATGTCCTCTTTGTTATCTGTAATAAACGACGTCGAACCCGATGAGATTTACAATTTAGCAGCACAAAGTCATGTTAGAATTAGCTTTGATCAGCCGATATATACGTTAAACTCTATTGGCACGGGCACCTTGAATTTACTTGAGGTTGTTCAACTAACTGGTTGTGAAGCAAAGATTTATCAAGCAAGCTCTTCTGAGATGTTTGGGAACTCAATTGACCCAGATGGTTTTCAAAGAGAATCGACACCGATGAATCCAGTAAGTCCTTATGCTTGCGCAAAATTATTGGCTTACAATCTTATCAAATGTTATCGAGAGTCTTATGATATGTTTGCTTCGAATGGAATTTTGTTTAATCATGAGTCTCCCCGCCGCGGAGGTAATTTTGTAACAAACAAGGTTGTAATGGGGGCCGTAAGAATAAAGAAGGGGTTGCAAAAAGAACTGGTTTTAGGAAACTTAGATAGCACCCGTGATTGGGGTCACGCCAAAGATTATGTAAAAATTATGTGGCAGATTCTACAACTAGAAGAACCCGACGATTATGTTTGTGCGACAGGTGTATCTCATTCTGTTAGAGAGCTGTGTGAATATACATTTAGTCAACTGGGGATGGATTATCGAGACTACGTGGTCCAAGACGAGAAGTTCTTTAGACCCACAGAATTGGTTGACCTAAAAGGTGATCCCGCAAAATTAGGAAATGTTATTGATTTAAACTTTGAGTATACTTTTGATAAAATGATAGACGAAATGATCGAACACTGGATGGAGAGGTTGTAATGGTAAAGTTAAATTTAGGATGCGGTGATAGAAAAATGCACGGGTTTGTGAATGTCGACGCTAGAACAGACACCAATCCTGATGTTGTTTGTGATGTGACTCTTATAAATCAAAAATTCAAAGACGTGGATTTAATTTATGCGTGTCACGTTTTGGAGCACTTCCCTACCAAATCATTTGAATATCAAAAAAGAACTTGGCAAGACGTTTTAGATAATTGGTACGCTACGTTAAAAAAAGGTGGCGTACTAAGATTGGCGGTACCAGATATAAAGGCAGCGTGTGAGTACTATCTTATGACAAATGATTTTAAATCCGTACAGGCGCTTTTTTATGGTGGCCAAAAATATGACTTTGATTTTCATTATCATGCCTGGAGTGAAGACACGCTTACTGAAGCTCTTTTAAATACAGGATTTGAAAAAGTAGAGAGATACGATTGGTCAAAGACCGAACATTTTTATGTTGATGATTATAGTCAATCATACCTTCCACATATGGATAAAAAAAATGGCAAACTAATGAGTTTGAACATACAAGCAATTAAATAAAGGAAAAAATATGAATATTAAATACCCTCTTGCAAAAGAAACTATTAATGATGAAGATGTTAACGCACTGTGCGATTGGCTCAAAAGTTATCCTCGACTAACAAAGGGCCAATTGACCTGGGATGTGGAAGCAGATTGGGCTTCATACATCGGTACTGATTATGCAGTGTTTAATAACTCTGGCTCTTCTGCAAACCTGTTGATGGTAGCAGCCGCAAAGCAGTGCGGAAGAATACCAAATAACAAGATTGTAGTCCCGTCAGTGGGATGGGTTACCACAATCTCTCCAGCAATGCAGCTTGGGCTCGAACCAATTATGTGTGGGGCAGATCCTGAAACATTTGGAATAGATTTAGATCAATTAGAAGAGATATGTGAAAGAGATAATCCAGACGCTGTTATATTTGTGCAGGTCCTAGGTGTACCTCACCATGCAGAAAGACTCTTAGCTCTTAAAGAAAAATACGGCTTTATTTTACTTGAAGATGCCTGTGCTGCATTGGGTGCCTCGTATGAAGATGGTAGTAAAGTTGGCACTGTTGGCGATATGTCCACATTTTCTTTTTACTTTGGTCACCAATTGTCCACTATCGAAGGTGGAATGGTAAATACTGATGACAAAGAGCTTTACGATATGCTTTTGATGCTTCGAAGTCATGGTTGGGCAAAAGATTTAGACAAAGAGACTTACGACAAGATGATGGCTGATCACGGAATTGATGATTTCCACTCCCCATTTACGTTTTTTATTCCAGGGTACAATCTAAGATCAACGGATCTGCAGGCGTTTCTCGGTATCAGGCAAGTAAAGAAGGCAGATTGGGCTGCCGAGCAAAGAAATAAAAATCATTGCTTGTACGCCAAGAAATTAGAGGGAGTCGTAGAATTCCAACAGTGGGGTGAAAATGTCCCAGTATCTATTTCATTTGGGGCCTTAGCAGACAGTACGGAGCACCGCAAAGAAATTGTTACACGCCTTGTAGAAAACGGAATTGAGACTAGAATCTTTAGTGCGGGTAATCTCGGTCGTCATCCATTCTGGACAGATCTGTATCCGGAATTTGTCGATGAAGTAAGTGATAAAATTCACTCTCGCGGCTTCTTTTTGCCGAATTATCCTGAATTAACTGAACAAGAAATAAACTTTATTTGTAATGTTGTAAAGGGTGTAACTATCTAATGCGTATTCTGGTTGTCGGAGAGAGTTGCAGGGATGTGTATCAGTACGGAGATTGCGTACGTCTGTGTCCAGAAGCCCCTGTTCCTGTATTCAAGGCAACCGATAAGAAAACAGAAAATCCAGGCATGGCTTTAAATGTATGGAGAAATATATTAAAAATGCATAGCGATGCCAAGGTAGATATAAAAACTAATGATAACTGGTCTGACATAAGAAAGACTAGATTCGTAGATAATAGAACAAACTATATCATCGTGAGGATTGATGAAAACGAAGAGATGTACGGTAGATTTGAAATAGATTCAGTGGACTATGGTGAGTACGATGCGGTTGTTATCTCGGACTATAATAAAGGCTTTCTATCTGAAGACGATATAAGGGCGATATCAGAAAAACATCCTGTGACATTTCTAGATACTAAAAAGATTCTTGGAAACTGGTGTAAAAAAATAAAATTTATAAAAATAAATGAGTTTGAATACGAAAGAACAAAACACAAACTAACTCCCGAATTGATTGACAAAATGATAATCACCCTTGGGCCAAAAGGTGCCAGACACAGGGATGTTGAGTTTCCAGTTCCAAAGGTGGAAATTAAGGACACCTCCGGCGCCGGCGATACCTTTATCGCTTCTTTAGCGGCCAATTATGTTAAATTTAAAGATATATTTAAGGCCATTGAAAGTGCTAATGATAGTGCAACAAAGGTTGTACAAAAGAAGGGTGTAAGCACTGTATGAACAAAGTAGTATGGACTAATGGTTGTTTTGATGTATTGCACCGCGGCCATGTAGAAATGCTTAATTATGCAAAATCATTGGGCGATTATCTTATTGTTGGTATTGATTCTGATGAGAAAGTTTCTAAAGACAAGGGCCCAACTCGACCACATAATAATTCAACGGATAGAAAATTTTTGTTAAAATCTCTAAAATCAGTTGATGAGGTGGTAATATTTAAATCTGCTGATCATCTTGAGACAATTATAAAAAGTATATCGCCACATTTTATGGTTATTGGTTCTGATTGGAAAGGGAAATCAGTTGTTGGTGGGGAATTTTGTGGCGAATTGAAGTTTTTCGATCGAATTGGCGACTACTCAACAACTAAAATTTTGGAGACAAATTAATGACATATGTTTTTGATATAGATGGGACACTTTGTACAAAGGTCAAAGACGGCGACTACTCCACAGCAGAGCCAATAATAGACAGAATAGATACTGTAAACCACCTATACGAACAGGGAAACACTATTATTATGCAGACCGCCAGAGGAATGGGCCGTCATGATAATAACCCACAAAGAGCAATTGAAGATTTTTATGCATTAACTGCAAAACAACTTAAAAGCTGGGGCGTGAAATACCACATGTTATTTCTCGGTAAACCTGCCGGCGATATATATGTCGATGACAAAGGAATGAGAGATGAAAACTTCTTTAGAAATGAATTTCGTCCCTAAAGGATGGGGATTTGAAAAATGGATTGTCAACAATGAGGAATATTGTGGCAAATTATTGTATTTTGTTAAGGGCAAGAAATGCTCTTGGCATTATCATAAACTGAAGGATGAAGTGTTTTATATACAATCCGGAAAAATTCTGGTAAAATATTCAGATAATGACGATTTAGAAACAGCAAAAGAATTAGTACTTGGTAGGGGGGATAATTTTCACGTATACCGAGGCTTACGACACAGAATGATTGCGCTTGAAGATACGGAGCTTTTTGAATTTTCAACGCAACACTTTGATAGCGACAGCTATAGATTAGAAAAAGGAGATTAAAAATGAATAAAAACGAAGCAGAAGGACATAAACTATCGAACCAGGCTCTTGGTGCTATAATGATGGCGCTTCAAGAGTCTCTTTTAAATGAGCTTGACATCGTGCCCATTTTAAAAGGATTTGAACTTTTGGAAACAGAAGATGGGTTGGTGGTGACAAATCCGCCAACTGTTCGTGTTACTAATGAACAGAAGATCACTAATGAAGATTTAAAAAATATGGTAAAATAATGCCACGTTACAAGTACAGCTGTAAGGCTTGTGAAAATACTGTAAACGTGTTTCATACACTAGAGGAAATCTACACTGATTGTGAAGAGTGTGAAACTACGGGCTCTATGGAGAGAATATTGTCTAACGTACATATTTTCAAGGTAGGAACAAAAAACAGTAACCAAGGGTCAAAAGTTGGAGAGATAACGAAAAAATATATTGAGGAAAACAGAGAGTTGTTAAAAAAAGAAAAAGAAGATTTAAGGAACAAAACACATGAGCCGACTTGAAATAGTTTTGTCGGCGATAACCACAATTTCTATACTTTTGAATATTGGATTAGTTTTATATTCTAGAGGTGTTGTTGTTAGGTTGTTATCTGTTTCTGAAGAACTCGGAGATCTACAGGACATGATTAATGCATTTGCTGCGCACCTGCAGTCAGTGTATGAATTAGATTCTTTTTATGGAGATGAGACACTTAGGTCACTATTAAATCATGCTATATCTTTTAATGAACAATTAGAAACTTTTGAATACATCTATTCTTTAACGGCTCCAGAAACTGAAGAAGGAGCAGAAACGGATGACACAGAAGAATCCGCAGAAGAAGAGACGTAAGAAGAATCATTACTTCACAAAAGATCACGAAAACGCAATAATTCAATACACCAAAAGCAACTGTATTCGGGAAAGAACAGAGCTTTACGTTAACTGGATAGAACCAGCATTTAACGAGATGGTTGATAAGATAGTTTTTACTTATAAATTTACTAATTTGCCAAACATCGATTATCTAAGAGATGAGTGCAAAATTTGGCTGATGACGGTTGTTGACAAGTTTGATGCCTCCAAGGGCTCAAAAGCCTTTTCGTATTTTAGTGTTATAACAAAAAACTGGTTTATACATAAAGTCAAGAGACAACAGAAAAGAAACAAGAGAGAAATTGATTATGACAACCTATCAAAAAGTTACGAGGAAAAATATCTATCCACGGACGAATCTTACATAACAGAAAGAGAGGAATTGGAATTTTGGAATTCCTTCTATAAAGAATTAAAATCTTGGGATTCTTCCCAGATGAAAGACAACGATTTAAAGGTCTATAAAGCTATAAATATTCTATTCGAATCAAAAGAAGATATCGAAATTTTTAATAAAAAAGCTATTTACCTATATCTTCGAGAGATAACTGGTCTCAATACAAAGCAAATTGTAAATTCTCTAAAAAAATTTAGAAAAAAATATTACAATTTTAAAAGCGACTGGGAGAAAGGTGGATTATGAGCAATAACAAAGATTTAGATTTATTGATGGATGAGGCGTTGATCAATATAAGAAGCGATCGAAAGGCCGCCCGAGAATTTTTAAATGAAATTGCTAATCAAATTGCAAACGACGCTGATCAGAATAAATATCTTAGCCCAGTAGCGGCAAAGCATATTGAGACAATGCAACGTTCTAACGAACAACTTGTAAAACTTATAAGTCTTAGGCACAAGAATACAAATAATTCAGTGGAATTATCAGAAGATGATAAGAACAGTTTATTTGATTTGATACAGGGGGAAGCTAACTAAAATGTCTTACGGTATTGATTTTGATGATTTGACTGGAATGGACATCATGGCTAAGGCCTTTGGTGATTCGATGAAAAGCAACCATCTTCAAGATCGAGTTGCAACCTACAAGCTAGTTCAAGTTTTAACAGATCCGGTGCCCTTAGACGCCCGCGCCGCAGCCGCAATAGAGGGAAGAATACCAAACCCAGCGGAGGGCGCGGGAGCAATAGGAAAATTTCAATTTTATGGAAGAATAAGGGACCGCCGAGCGCCTGTGCAGCCGGCCGATCCTTGTAACCCAACTTACGCAACTAATACAAAATTAAATAATCAATTAGTTGGTGGTCATATACTTTTTGTAACCGAAGAAGGTCTCAGGCCTAAAAAGTTTGGGTATGTGACTGCTCAAGTGCCAATTAGACTAATCGGTGGCGAAGAAGTTCCCAATGGTTTTGGAACAGTAATAGCTATTACGCCGAACGCGTCCATAACTCCGTCAGATTATACGCCAGGAGGAGCTTGTCCAGATATACAGCAGATAACCGCAAATGGTGGTGTTGGTAATGCCGGCGGCCCAGCGTGCCCGGGAAGTGGCCCAACACCGGCACTAGATCCAGGTCCAATGACCGCAATCTATCAAGGCGCTTACGGCCCAGGAGCCGGCGCCGTTGTTGAAAACGGAAATTACCCACAAAATATATTAAAAAAAGTATCAACAGAACATAGCACAGCACCAATTAAATTACTGGCAGATGTTGTTGATGACTTCAATCGTTTAGCTAAAGCATTTCACGATGAGTTTGGCGAACCATTACGCCCAACTGGCGGGTTTAGATGTTATAGTGGCGGAACATATTGCCAAGTAGAGTTAAAATGTAGGAAAGGTGTTGAAGCGTCAGTTCCTGGCCAGTCTCAACATGGTTGGGGTTTGGCATTTGATTACGACACCAAAGGCGGTTTTAATAGCAAGTTTTATAAATGGATGACATCCAATTCACATAAATATAACTGGGTACATCCAGCTTGGGCAAAACCCAATGGTTCAAAGCCAGAAGCATGGCATATGGAACACAGAAATACGAACACTTTAATTACCGCAAGAAAAAAAGCGGGCCTACGTCCAAGACCCTCTGCTGCCACTGCAAAAGCTACTACACCAGACAAATATCAAATGGGAACAACTCGTACCGATGAAGGCCTAGGCGAAGATGGTCCAGGACCAGTCGGTGGCGGTGAGTGGGTAGAAGGCAAGAATTTTGTTTGGGTCAATAAGTCAAAAGGCCAGTGGAAAGAAATACCTGTAACATAAGAAGGATTTATGAGAAAAAAGACAAAACTTATAGATGATAAGTTTATTAATAAAAGTCGTAAAGAGTTTATAGATAACGCGGCTAAAAATTTTGAAGGAGTTGCCGACAAAGACTGGCCAAATCAAATGCCATTCCAAAGCGGTCTTTATAACTCTGATGTCCCAGAGCCGTTGCTAGAGTTTAAGTTAGCCCCAGGCGCTTCTCTAATAGACTCGCAGGGAATCAGAAACGGTAAACACAATGCGTTTATCATACTTGGTTCTGATCGACCAGATTCTTTAAAGTCTGGCTATGGAGGCAAAGGGGCTAACAGAGCAAACACAATTGATTTAGTTGTTGGCAGAATGTCTTGTGCGAGAAATGGAAAAGGACCAAAAGACGGTTCACATGTAGACAATATGTTTGGATGTGATGCTGCCCGAGTGTATATTAGTCAGCTGACAGATATAGATAACAATTTTGGGTTAGCATCCGGCAAAATCGGTAGCGCTATGGCTCGCTCTGGGATAGGAATCAAAGCCGACGGCGTTAGGATTATTGGTAGAGAAGGCGTAAAAATTGTCACTGGTAAATGCGACGGATGTAAATATGGATTTATGAAAGGAGAGCAAAACTCTCTAGGAGGCAAAATTGTTAGGCCCGCCCCGGGAATTGAGTTTCTGGCTGGTAATAATACCGGTACGAGAAAGGTCTGGGGAGGATTTAGAAAGCCAGGATTTGAGTATATCCCCTATATGCAGCCGGTCCCCTTGGGCTTCCAAACCAGAGATGCATTTAGGGAACTTAGTTTTTTAGTAGATAAGCTTTGGGCTGCAGTTTTTAATTTTATGTTTATTCAGGGTATTTATAACTCTATAATTGGAATTACTTCCTGGCCATTCGACTCAGCATCACATGGTATAGGCGCCTCATTTGCAGCCGCTATGTTTATACCTTGGGTTGCGGAACCGCTCTATAGTATGAGAACTCAAAAGTTAGAGTGGGAAGTCAACTACTTACAGCCGTTTGGTTACAAATATATCTGCAGTAGAAACGTTAGAACAACGTAATTATAAGAGAGGTTAATATGGCAGAATCTACATTCTTACCTTATCAAGATAGCAACAATGATGGTATACATAATGATTGTCCAGTAGACATAGTACTGGAGCCGAATGTTTGTCCGGATTGCGCTCCTAATCCAAAAGCTTTGGTACCAAGATGGAAAAAAAGAGGCATTACTGAGCCTTTTTTAAACGAAAAAAGTTGTAAGTTTCAGGTAACAAAGGTAACCCCACACACAGAAATTGTAGATCGTTCTACTATAATAGCTTATGAAAACAACGGCAATGAAGTTCCAGCCGACATACAAGATACGCAGTTAAATAAAAAATTTGAAGAGTATCTTGATGAAGTAATTGATACGTTTTTAACAGAATACGACAAACTGGTTACAACTCCAAACATTGAAACCTTGCGTGAGGCGATAGAGTTTACTGCATTTGATTTAGATCCTCGCCCACACTCAAAATTAAAGTTATTATATTCTGTTCCTTTCACTGTTTTGAATAATTTAGAAGAAGACGAGGAAGAAGAAGAAACAGAAGAGCCAAAATTAGACGATATTACTGTAAAGTATAATGCAACTGATATGGCAATTAAACTAATAAGAGTAAGAAAAGGCTTAGGTTTATACAATAGGTACCTGAAAGTTTATAGAGCTATCGAAGGTGGTAATATATGGTACGAAGAAACTGGCTCTCTTTTCAACTTAGAAGTTTACGGAGATATAGGATTTTTCCCTGATTGTGAAATGGCGGATCTATTAACACAACTAGATTCGTTTCTAAACCAAAAAGGGTATAATATTCCCGGCGCTGGCGTAGCAGGATATTTTGCAAAAAAAGTTACGAAGCTACAATTTACATTCACAGGAAAGAGAAAATTAAAGAAGCTTCGCGCTTGGACCGCTGGATGCCCACATACACCCAAAACATGGGGCCCCAAAAAACTTAAATCTCTCAACAATAGATCCGCCTGGAAAAACCCAACAGCAGTTGGCTATCTAATTAAATTATTTGAAATGGAAAGGGATCTGACCGCTCGTAGGCCAAAGCCATGGCTGGAGTTTTTAGAAGAGCACACTTATCCAAAAATTTACTCAACCGATTCAACAATAGACGAAGACGAAGATCCAGAAAGCCCTTCGAAAAAATCCAAGAAAAAGAAAAAAACTGCACTTAGCTGTGTTGGTGACAGCTTGATGGGTGAAGCAAAACAACTCGGCCAAGATATTATGGATGAAGTCTTTAGTATCGGTGACGCTATCGCATATCAATTCCACAAAAATCTTTGTAGAGAAAACTTATCTGAAGTCATCGATGACTGGGCTGATACAATTGGAGAAAATGGAAACTTTGGCGATGTTGCCTCAATGGGAGCAGAGCAAGCTTACAAAGAACTCATAGCTAGTGACGATGTGTTTGTTAGAATGTGCGCTAATTTTATTGGCTCCTCGATTGGTGTTGGAGGAAGTCCCGTAGGAAGCTTGGACGATGTTTGGTACCACGGGTTCGATGAGATTAAAATTTGTGGATTGTTCGATTTAATTTTGGACATGCTTAAATGTCTCTTAAACGGTCTCACTCTTGAAGAAGCACTGGCCGGAATGATCAGATCTGCATTAAATGCTATGGGTGTTGAGAACTTCGGTTCATTGTTTGTCGGATTGCCACCAGAAAAACAAGCAGAGCTTGACGCTTTGGTTCAAAGAAAATTAAACAGCGGCGATATTTTTGCTGCAGGCTCTGATCTTCAAAAACTCAGTGATGCAATCGAAGGCGGTGGTACCGGCTCAAGAAATGATCCTCAAAACCGAGGCCAGGTAACGTATACCAAGCCTTGGGAAAAGGAAGAAGTGGTACAAGCGGAAAGAGACAATAAGCGTACCGGTGGAGGAGATGCGGAAGTTCCGGGTGTTCCTAAGAACGAAAACGCAATCACTGGCCAAAGAAACGAAAGAACTCTTGCGCAACAATTTGGATCAATATCAGAGAATGCCAATAATGAATTAAGCGACGATAATATTATGGAAGCTTATATCAAGGCTTTGATTGAGGTTTATTCTCAAGACCTTATGAGCTTGTTGGATGAACTTAATAAATTTCCCGGCGCTCAATTTGTAGCTAAAATATTTGCTACATTAGATTGTCCAATGCCTCCAATTTTCAATCCCGGATTATTTGATTGGCTTAAAGATCTGACTTTGCCCTTCTGTCGAAACATGTCAGATTTGACATTTCCAAGATTTGAAAACCCGTTTGCTGAAATAGCCAACTTAAAAGATATTTTGTATCTACTTTGGCTTATTGCACTGTGGGTGATCCAGCAGCTTATTATGAAAATTATTATGATGATTTTGATTAGGCTTTGTGAATTATTCTCAGATATCATATGTAAAGCTTTGGCAACCGTTGGAAATCTGGCTGCATCCTTACCTGATATTATTAGTGGTAAGGAGACATTTGCCAGTGTTATCCGAGAGTCTATCTGCGGCCCAGATGCCTCAGACGAACAAGTTAACGATACAATTGTTGATATGATGGAGAGCCTTGGGGCTACGTCAATTTCACCAGACGGCGCGGCCGCAATGGGCAATAGAGAGAGATTGATCCAGTTTGCAGAGGATATATCTTCTGCAACCACACGCTCTGAATTAATGGAATCTTTCCTTGGGGAACCAAGCGATCAGGTTCTCAGTGTTGTCGATCAGCTGATTGATTTTGAATATCCAGAGCTTCGCGAAGGATTACCAAACAAAAGAGCAATTGGTTCTTTACTTGGCAATTGCGGTAATCTTATGCCGGCAGAATTTAAAGAAGATATGAGAAATTTCTTGGAGGGCCTGCCCCCTGATGATGAAATGCCGGCCAACCCGTCACTCTGTGCCACACCTGGGCAAATAGAGCAATTCAAAGAATTAAGATGTAGTCTTCTTGAAGGGAGAGCTACTAAAGAACAGTGTGACACTATGTTTGATGCCCTCAGAGGGAACGATCCAGATAACCCCGGGTTCTTATCTGACTTGGAAGATTTGACACAGATGATGCAAGACGGAATTCCAAAATATATGGAAGATATGATGCCTCCGTTGGTTTCCGATCCTGGGTGTGATAATGGATTATTGCCGTTCGAGCCGGCAGAAATAACAGAATTATCTCAAAATGGATTTGGAGGAAGTTGGGAACAACTAAAGATAGCATATTCAACAGATATGCTTGGAAACGGAAATTTCCGAAATTCAGATTCAAACTGGGGATTGTTAAACATGGTTATGTCTGATACGATGGGTAATCCATTGTCGGTCCACCACAGGAAGGTTTTTGCGCAAGAAAACTACGTTGACTATTATATTGATACCACAGAATTGCCTGCCGCAGCAAACCAAGAGCCGCTTTCAATTTTAGGTATACAAATTTTTGGTAGCCCTTTTGAAAAAGCGCCAAGCGTCGAACCAATTCAACAACAAAGAGGGGCTTACCCGCTTTATGTGGCAGAGCACCTATACATACAATTGAAGGATATTAGAAATCAAGTAAGCGGAGAAGGCGCCACTGATCCAAAGCACAATCTTGCAACGTTTAGATCAACAAACGCAAGTATGAGAGATAGACAGATCATTAAATCGTTTAAAGACCTGGGATTTGATGGCCCATATGGTCCTGATCCCGACCCTCTTTCTATGCCTGATTTGGGTTATAATGTAACGTCCTTAATAAAAATGGATCCATCTAAATCAGGTGGAGGTTATGTTAGGTTTATTAGAAATGCAAGAAAAGCAGATCCAGACATGACATTGTCATTCTTTGATAACGGCTATGGATTAAGAAGAGATTTAGCCGGCGCCCGGGCATCCCTGGCGCCAGAACTCAATCCGGAGACGCAAGCTCGACCATCTACAGGTAAAGGCGATACGATTCAAGGTTATACACTCGGCAGTGAGATAAATATATTCTTATCTGATATTGTCAACCCAAGACCAGTACCACCACCTCCCCCGGGCCCGGGTGAAGGAGCAGTGACTACCGACGACCCACCAGATCCAGTGCCCTTTAACCTGCCAACAGATAATATTAGATTGCAAATATTTGATTTAGTAAACTTGAATTCTGACGCCGCCGGCGCAGCAGCAGCAGGCGTTAAAGAAAGAGAGGCGGACCGTGAAGGAGATGATCTTAGTGAAGTTTCCCAACTTAAGAGCCTTAAGTATGAATTTATGGGAGTTGATGACAACCTAAAAGACGTCGACGCTTCCCAGTTCCCACAGTTCTATGACTCGTTTGTTTCAGAGCAAAGTCAAATACCACAAGCAAGATTACTTTCAGATTTAACGGGAATTCCAGTTGGAGAATGCGTAACGCTACACAATGATGTAATGAACTCAGTTTACAGAGCACTTTTAGATACAATTCTAGACACAGACGCTTCACTGGTTGAAAGCTTGGATGAACGGGAAGTCGGCGAAGGCCACCCTGGATACAATGTGCCTCCGTCATTTATATATGGAGCAGAACTAGATGCAATAACCCCAGATATGTTCGATTATGTTGTCCCACAATCAATTAGGGATGATTCCGAATACAGAGATTCTGGGGATGAAAATCTTATGAAAGATCTTGAAATCAAAGACTATGATAAAGATGGAATCGAATTCGATTGGCGCTCCATCAGAAATGGAGATTTAGTCTTGGGAGTTAGTAGAGACGCCTTCAATAATGAAACAGCAGGTACCCCGGAATTAACTCGCGTTGTATATTTAGATCCCAAGAAGTTTGGAGGCAGATATCTACGACCCAAGGTCACGGTCAAGCCACAAGTAAATATGGGGTGGATGGGCTTCGCTGATGCATTATTCCCTCAAATTAGCCCCTGCAAGCCACAGCGCACTGATATGGTCGATTTTGGAGACATTAGTGATACTATAAATGATGAGCTAATGTTCATCTCTCATGATCAAAGACTTAAAGAAAGTAAAGAGTGCGCCATAGAAAAGCCATTCAACAGGATTCTAGAGCGCTCAGGAAAGGCGGGAGTTCACGGAGTCATTAGAGCAGCTTGTAGAATCTTTGGTTCTACGTATATGATTTTAGGTATGCCGGTGTTTAGTAAAATTGCACCAAGATTCCCAGATAATTTTAGTAACGTTTATGCTGCATATATTGTTGAAATAATGGAACAAGCGTGTAAAGATGCTCAAAATGGAGCTTGGTCTTGGTTTAATCCATTCAAGGACAACGATTTTTGGTATTCATTCCTTGAGCAAGCTGTGCAAACTTATGGGCGACTAGTGGATGATGGAAAAATAGCAGATCCTCCCAAGTATATTTTAGACATCTTATGGGACTTAACACCGCGCGGATCACTTGGAGACATGAGCAGTGGTTTAGGCAACGGGCTCTCACTCAACTCTGCGCAAGTTTACTACGACTATCCTTGGAGAAGTGATTGGTGGGAATCGGTATTTTCTGGAGAAATAAGTATTTTCAAAAGTTTAAGCAAATACAGAAAAGAAACGGCTCTTGCAACTGTTGCCAAGTACGAAGAAGCTTGCAAGATTATTTTGCAAGAGTTCATAAGAAATGAATTAAACTGGACTGGCGAAAACTTTATGAAGAACTTAAAGACCACTGGGCTTACTCCAAAGCACTATGATCTTGATTACTTCCTTTTAGAGCAGATGACTGCCGGCGGAATACCACCGAGAGATGTTCCCGGTAGAGAGTACACCGGTCCGTCTGGATCTAACAGGCCCGAAGCTGATGTTCCTGGTTTAGATTTAGAGTGGCCTGTTAAAGAAGTGTTATTAGGTGGAAGCAAAGTACAAGGCCAGGACTACTATACAAACGGTGGGGAATTGATGTATTTGGACGGCGGAAAAGAATATGTCGGACCGTACCACATAGCTTTAGACTCTGAGGGCGAAGAAGTCTTCAAAGCCGGAGATGCATCGGCTCCAGTAGACAGCGCAAATCATGATCCAGATCAGCCAACATTGAAAGTATTGGCCAATTCCACTGTCGTCCCGATTGGCTCTGTAGAGACTTGGACTGGCACCCGGCCGCTTAGCTTTACCGCTGACCAGCCATTCGCAATACAAATGTACACATCTATTAATGGCACCAAATATGCCCCGAGTGATGCAATTAGTCTTATAAGATCTCACCCGGATCAGTCACAATTAATCTCGGAAGTTTATCCAGGTACGATGAAGAACCTTAAAGATGAAGAAGGTAATATAATTGGTATAGAAGGTGAACTGGGAGTTAGGCATGGTATAACATTCTGGATTGGCTCAGAGTCAACTGCAGCAGAAATCGTCTCAGTTGAAATAGATGCTCTAGACTATACACTAGATAGGGCGACAAAATTTGAAGGAAATAGTCCTATTTTGTGGTGCCTGCTGAGGAATCTAAAAAATCATAAAAAGTTTAAATTAATATCACACTATGTGTTTCCGTTAAACAAGGTTGCTGCGACATTGGCAATCTACTGCACTGAAAACTTTATTAATTCAATAGGTCAAATTTCTGTAGGAAATAATTCTACTTATGGATTCTTCTCGTTCAACAAGTATAGCCCTTGGGGATACGCAGATAAAGAATATACTGGTAAACCTGGCTCCCGCGCCAGCATAGACACAGAGCTTGTTGAATCAGGCAGTAGAAAGTATCTGAAAGTAGATTTCACACAAGAAGGAAATCCAGGCTGGGCTTCTTTTGCTGATCGAAACCCCGGTTTTTGGGCTGGCCTGTGGGTTAAGCACTGGGATAAGTGGGATAGAATATTGCTTAGAAAGTCGACTTCTAAATTGAAAATTTTATTTAACGCATATTATAACAATAGGAATTTTGGAGGTCCAAAAATGAAAGCACCGAAGGGATCACAAATTTGGGCCCAAGGTCTTAGCGAGGCTCTTAAGCCGGCCCCAGGAGCGAGCTACAAGCCTGACTGGGCGAAGTTTGTTGGTAATGCTTGGAACGCAGAAGGTGGATTGTGCGACAAATTTGATTCAGATTAGCAATGACGTCTAATTAAATAAGGAGGTAGTTTATGGCTTCACTAGGTGTGGCATTACCATTGACTCTTGATTCGGGCGATGGATTTACAATGCTAAAAGATTTTAAAAAAACAATCAGGCAAAATTTAAAGATGTTAATACTGACAAACCCAGGGGAAAGAATAATGGAACCCAATTTTGGAGTTGGTATGAGAACTTATTTATTTGAAAATTATCATGAGGATGTCACGACAAGGATAGAAACAAAAATCAAGCAACAAGTCGAGATTTATATGCCAAGCATCCGGATTAGAGCGGTCCAGTTTGATACTTCAAATATAGACTCAAACAAATTAGGTGTAACTATAAAGTATGAAGTACCGCAAATTGCAGTAAGAGATTTGCTACAATTCACTATTTAAAAAAGAGGATTTTTTATGGCAGATCAACAAAAAAAGATTTTACCTATCAACTACACCAATAGGGACTACGAAAGTATTCGAGACGATCTGCTGGAAATAGCAGAAAGATTTTACCCCGATACTTTTCAAGATTTTAGTGAGGCTTCCTTTGGTTCTCTGATGTTAGACGCGGTTGCTTATGTCGGTGATCAGTTATCATTTTATTTGGATTATAATATCAATGAGTCGTTTATGGATACCTCGTATCAATATAACAATATCTTACGACACGGAAGGATCCTAGGCTATAAAAACACTGGACGACCCTCAACCTATGGCAAAGTGGCCCTTTACGTTCTTGTGCCGGCATCTCCAACCGGTATTGGCCCTGACACCAGATACACTCCGGTAATAAAAAGAGGAAGCACATTTTCAAGTGATACAGGCTTGGCGTTCATGCTCACAGAGAATGTAGACTTTAGCAGACCTGGAACCGTTGTGGTTGTTGGTAAGGTAGACACCGACACCGGTGCCCCAACTCATTATGCCATCAAGGCCTATGGGCACGTTGTATCTGGAGAGATGGCATCAGAAAAAATTGAAACTGGGCCATTTGAAAGATTTAAAAGACTCAAGCTCGGCGGATCGAATATTTCAGAAATTATATCTGTGGTCGATGAAAACGGTGATGAGTATTACGAAGTTGACTATCTCTCACAAGACATTGTTTACAAAGAGATCCCTAATTTAAATTATCAAAATGATAACGTTGCATCAATACTTAAGCCGTTTCTTGTGAGCAGAAAATTTGTTCTCGAAAGAGATAGGTTTAGTGCATATCTACAGTTTGGGAGTGGTAAATCGGGAGAAACAAATGTTGTTGCAGATCCTCAAAGGGTCGCACTAGATATTTTTGGAAAAGATTATGTAACAGACACAACCTTCGATCCCTCTAGATTGACAAGAAATGAAAATCTTGGAATTGGCCCATCTAATACATCATTAACAGTGACTTACCGTGCAACAAATCCAACAAACTCTAATATCGGAGTAGCAGGAATAAACTCGTTATCGTCAGTAGATGTAGATTTTGCGGATAGATCAGTATTGGCTGCTAGCACTATGCAGGAAGTTTTGGATTCTATAGAGGTCTCAAATGAAACACCAATCGTTGGAGACGTATCAAATGCTTCCAGCGCGGAACTTAAAAGAAGAGTCTTCGATACTTTTGCAACTCAAAACAGGGCTGTAACCCAATCTGATTATGAAAATTTGGTTTACAGAATGCCGGCAAAATTCGGCGCCATAAAAAGATGCTCAACTCAGAAGGATCCAAATTCTGCGAAAAGAAACCTAAACATGTATGTGATTTCAGTTGATGATTTTGGAAATTTAACGATGCCAAATAATACTATAAAAAATAACTTAAAAACTTGGCTAAATCGTCATAGAATGATAAATGACACTGTTGATATACTTGAGCCCTATCTTATTAACATCGGTATTGATTTTATTGTAAGGGCTGCTAGTAATGTTGATAAATTTGATTTATTAGAAAAGTGTGTACAAACTCTATCAAGAAAATATTCGGATCATTTTTACATTGGCGAACACCTCTATGTAAGTGATATTTATGCTGAATTAAAAAATGTAGAAGGAGTGTTAGACGTCGTAAAGGTAAAGATAAATAACAGAACCGGTGCAGCGTATTCTAGTACAAAGATTGACATCAACAAAAATATGTCACCAGATGGAAACTATCTGATTGTACCGAAAAATGCAATTTTAGAATTAAAATATCCAGATGTTGACATTAAAGGAAAGATTAGATAATGGCCATAAAAAAATATGTAGCCAACGCAGACACAACAATTACAAATGCATTCCAGCCAAATTTAAATACTAGGGCTACGGGAGCAAACGCCGGCGCATCTGATGTTTTAGAGACGTTTTCTATTTATGGAAGACAAGCATCTAGCTCGGCTGAGCTTTCAAGAATACTCATAAAATTTCCTATTGACCAGATAACCACGGATCGAAACAATGGCGTAATACCAGGTTCTGGGAGTGTTAGTTTTTACTTACGCATGTTTAATGCAAAGCACTCAAAGACAGTTCCTTCTGGAAGCTACCTTATGGTTGCGGAGCCTTTGTCCCGAGATTGGCAAGAAGGCTTCGGCTTGGACCTGGAAACTTACAAAGACAAAACCAACGGAAACGTTGGCTCTAATTGGATGAGCGCCAGCGCAACAACACCCTGGACAAAAACAGGCGGAGATTATATCACAGCAGCCAATGCTGCATATCCTTGGAGATGGTTTAGTCAAAGAATGACAACCGGACTGGAAGACATTGAAATTGATATCACACAAATGGTGGAATTATGGTCTGCCGGTACGGTAAATAACTACGGCTTTGGTGTGCATCTTACGGGCGCAGCAGAAGCCTACTATGACGTTGCGCAAGATGGAACATATGATGGCTGGAATCAAAACACTACGGGCTCCACAACGTCTTTTTATACTAAAAGATTTTTCGCAAGAGGAACCCAATACTTTTACAAAAAACCAGTTATTGAGGCACGATGGAATTCTAGCAGAAAAGATGACAGAGGAGATATGTTTTACAGCAGCTCTCTTGCTGGAGTTAATGACAATTTAAATACAATCTTTCTCTACAACTACGTCCGCGGCAGGCTTTCAAACATTCCTTCCGTAAACAAAGGAGCAATTTACGTCAGCTTCTATTCCGGCTCTAATGACGACTCTAAGTCAAGTGGCCACAGCAAGGCAACCGGTACCGAAACAGGACGAGAAGACAGAATGGCGATTACACTACCAACAACATTGCCGTATACGCATGTTTCAGCTTTAAACCCGTACGTCGTAACTGGAGGTTGGATATCAACAGGGATTTATACGGCTTCGTTTGCAATAACAGGCGCCACTCCGCCATTAACAAAAATATTCGATGTGTGGCATGATGGCTCTGGTAAAAATCGTCCTTGGTCTGGTATAGAATTTGCAACGTCTTCGTTCCGGCCTTTAAATATGAGCGCTAGTGTTTCTGTAAACAAGCCGTTTTATTTCTTAAACATCACAAACCTGAGAAACAGCTACGATGCTGCTGAAACCGCAAGATTCAACTTGTTTGTTAGGCCAAAATATTGGAATCCAACAGTTTACACGATTGCAAATGCAGATGTAGAGAACACATCACAAGCTAGCGCGTCATATATGGTGTACAGGGTATTAGATGGCCACGCCGCAGTTCCATATGGCACAGGATCAAATGGAGAAACAATGCTGTCGTATGATATGTCAGGAAATTATTTTGACTTTGATATGAGACTCTTGGAGCCTGGCTACACATATGCATTTAAATTTTCCTTCTATGATAATGATATCGGCAGTTGGACAGAACAAAAAGACTCTTTCAAGTTTAGAGTAGAAGACTATGAGTATTAAGAAACTTTTCGAATCAACAGACAAATCAAAAAATTATTTAACAAGTAAAAATAGAAAAGACGCCTTTAAAAATGTCGAGTCTGGCAGAAATGTGTCTGCTCTGCGCGAAAAACAACAAACGTTCGTCCCGCAGGTAGACTATTCAAACCCAGAAAATTTTGCTAGATATGGCTCAGCTTATTTGTATTACGAAAGCTCAATTGATCGAATTATCGATTACTACCCTTATGATGGCTCTGATGCGGAAATAAATGAATATTACAACAAATCCTTAGATATAGAAAAATATGTCTTTAATAACTTGTATCCGCGCACCAATGGTTATATTATTTTGTGTGCAGACGGATATGGAAGCTCCACTGCGGGTGTTGATGGATATGATGTTCCAGCAACTCAAGAACATATTACATTTTACGGCGGCCCCGGCACCGCATCGGCAACAACAAACAAGAAAGATCTGTTCAATAATCCAAAAGACAGTAAATTTCAGTATTCAAACGTATATGACACAGACATATACACAACTGAAGGATTGCCATCTGATTATGGATCCGGTTCTCGCGAATCAAACTTAAAGGCAGATTTTGAGCGCGGAGTCACTGTTGAGTTCTGGATGAAGTCTGGCTCTATGGCCCCAAGCGCGACAACAACTAGAAAGCAAGTCATCTTTGACATGTGGAACAATAACTCTTCTGCTAGTAGTGATTATGCAAGACTTAGAATAATGATGACAGGTACTGCGGGCGCAGGAGAATGGTTAACAGCCACAGGAGACTCCGACGCAGATACACCATTCTACATCACAGCTTTATCTGGCGCCGCTACTACCACCGCCCCAGAGACGATAAATATAAGCAGTATTAGCGGAAAAGGAATTAGTAATTACAAAATCGGTAAGAGCTTGGTGGCTGATAATGCTTGGCATCATTATGCATTTGTTTTGTACAATTCCGGCAGCGATGCAAAATTGAGTCTTTATGTTGATGGAAGACACAACGATACGAGAACCATAACAAGCGCAGCAATAGACAATTTAAATTCAAAGAACATGGTTGGGAGAATTGGCGCCCTTGTGACTGCTCCAGAAAAAAGCAATGCTGCTACTGGATCTGCAAAACTAAACGCATCTTTAGACGAGTTCCGTTTCTGGAAAGTCCGTCGTTCTGCAGAAGAAATTGGAAGAAACTATTTTACACAAATCCGCGGAGGTGTCAACACAGATATTTCCAATACAACACTTGGCTTGTATTATAAGTTTAATGAAGGTATAACTGGTGAGTCTGCAACCGACTCCGTTGTTCTTGACTATTCTGGTCGAGTAGTTAATGGGGTCTGGTCTGGGTATGGTTCAGACTCTAGAAACACAGGCTCTGCTATTATCTCGGCTAGCGCAGCGACTAGCGAGTATGAAGACCCGATCATATACTCAAACCACCCACAAGTGGTGTCGTTAAAAGCTGACTTGCTCTACACTGGTTCATATCATGATGATCAAAACAACGCTTCAATGAAAAATATGGTCCCTGGCTGGATTTTGGACGATGAAGACGGAGCAAGGGATACAAACTTAAACAAGGTATCCCACGTTATGGGCGCGTACTTTGATAAACTATATCTGCAGATTCAAGCAGTTCCTTCGTTTAGGAACTTGGAATATACCAGTGCTTCCTTCACGCCGCTTCCGTTTGCTCAACATCTTCCGCAGTCTTTAGGGCTCTATAGTCCAGATTTGTTTATTGATTCGAATGTGGTTGAGAGATTTAAAAATAGAGATGAAAATTCAGTATTTGAGTCAGATCTTGCAGAAACAAAAAATCTAATTTACCTTAATCTTTATAACAACTTAGCAAATATATTTAAATCCAAAGGTACGGAAAAATCTATTAGAAACGTTTTCAGATGTATGAATATCGATGACCGTTTGGTAAGATTTAACACATACTTCCGGAACCAAACCTACAAACTAGACAATACGATGCAACAAACGTTGGTTGAGAAATCTTTCTTGAACCTTCACGAAAGCAACAGTATCGGCGGCGTTGTATACCAGAGGTCAAGTTCGTACCCACACGAAGCCAACAACAGACACGATGGATCAGGGTTTGTAAGGGGTCATGAGGCTCAACAAAAATATGGTATGACATTAGAAGCTGATGTTGTATTTCCCTCTGTCTACAAACAGTCTCCAAAAATACATAGAACGTATCATACGGCTTCTATTTTTGGTATGGTTGAGGCATATACAGGCTCTTCGACAGTTAACACAGCAGATGGTCACGTTTTAACAGGTTCTTTGCTTTCGATGACAGGCTCCAGAACTACTTGGCTAGCATCGGATAAGGCAAACTTTCAAGTATACGCAGTTAGACCAGATTTACGTAGAGATGATGCATATTTTGCTATTAGTTCATCAATTGATCCGTGGCCTTTCCCAACTCTTACCAGTAGCATTTTTCCAAATGTTTATGATAATGAAAACTGGAATATATCCGTAAGACTGAAGCCGATGGCAGTTCCAAAAGAAGGAAGCCGCGTGCACATGGGTCAAGCCGTAGCACCATCAATTGTCAGTGGATCTGATTTTTACGACTATCAACTTGAATTCCGAGGTGTTAACGCAGAATTAGGCGTTATTAAAAACAGCTTCTTGCTGACTGCTTCACTTGGCCAAAGAAGCGGCTCGCAAGTTATTGTTGCCGGTAAAAGAATTCAAGCCGGCGCATACAGATTTAACACAACAGGCACTGTAATACACCCGTCCGATGTTCAAGTCGCCGGCGTTAGGTACTGGACAAAGTATGTCGATGATATCGCTCTCGATCAACATGTTTACGATGTATATAATCAGGGTGTATCTGGCTCTTATTTCCAACTTTCTCCTCTTGATGGAGGCCAATCTTCGGATAAATACGGAAACTTTGAAAACTATAACTATGGTTCATTGGCATTAAGCTGGGACTTCGCAGGAGTTACAGGGTCCAATGATGCAGGTAACTTTGAAATTGTTGATATAAGCTCGGGTTCCGCAGAAATGAGTGCAAGTTACGGATGGATTGGCCTTGTAGCGGGCCAGCAGCACCCCGGCGAAGCATATGGTTTTGATACGAGTGCAGCAAACGTAACGTTAAATAAAAAAATTAACGCATTCCAATTTGTAGATCCAGAATTTGCAGTGTCATCTGATATGATTAATATTCTTTCGGATGATGACAAGATTTATGGCATCGTTGAAGATGTTCCAGATTATTTCTTCTCGCTAGAAAAAAGTATGTACAGAGCAATTTCAGACGAAATGCTTACATTTTTTGCTGGCATAGTTGATTTCAATAATATTATTGGTGAAGCGGTTAATCGTTACAGAATGAATTACAAAGCTTTAGAGAAACTTCGCCAAGTATTTTTCGAAAAAGTTAACGATATTAAGAGAGTAGAACAGTATATTGAATACTACAAGTGGTTCGACGATGCAATATCAGATATCGTAGAACAATTGGTTCCTGCTTCTGCGAAATTTAATTCTGACGTGATGAATGTAGTGGAGAGCCACGTACTTGAAAGAAATAAGTATCAGAACAAATATCCTACTTTTGAATTCAAAGAAGACAACCTAGAAGCATCGATGAATAGCGTGTTCGATAGGAACTTACCTTATCATCGTGCCAGCCCTCCTATTGGCGAGGACTTCCTCATCCCGGGGATTCTTGCCCTACGCGATATTTGGTATCAAATTTTAGCTACTGGCGATGAAAAACTGATTGATGACTTGTCGTCCGGTGAACTGGAAGTTGATAAGGCACGAAGGTTTATCGCTCATATCAAAGCACGTGCTACGCCCGGTATTCTCCGAGCGCTCGAAGGATTTTCAAGCTTTCTCAGCTCCCCGGATGGAACAATTTATAGTAAGGCCATGAAAATTAAAGGCGTGGGTATGCCGGCAGCAATTTTAAGTCTTTCGCAAGTTGCCTCGGCGGAGGGCCGCGAAGGTGGTCCTGGTGATTATGGTGCGACAGAATACTCAACAAGCCCACAAGGTCAACAGGCCGGCGGAAGATGGTTGGCAATCCATGGCGGCATAAATTTCCCGCCAAGTAAAAATATTGCATTTACAGATAATGCGCTGCGACCCTTTGGTCCGGTAAACAGAGAGAACAAAGTTTTTGTTCCGACTAACGTTCTATTTTCTCCAATAGAAGATTTTACGAAATTCAATTTTGTACGTAAAGGTGGTGGGCCAGAAATAAAAGAAAAAAGAATTATTAAAGTGCACCACGGTCGCGAATGGGAGAATGGTGAGGGAATCTACAATCTCAAGTCTACCATGGCTTATCCATTCAATATCATAAGCTCTTCAGTTAAAACTGGCTTCAACAAAGAGGTTGTAGAAAAAGTAACTGGAGCTATTGAAATAACAAACTTGCACTTTGATGCTTATGGTGATGACCTTGAAGTTCCAATGCAAGGAGCGTATACGCAAAGACATGTTGGTGGCCATCAATCTAGACATGTTCCGTTAAACACCAACGCAACAGATAGTTATTTGGATCGTCCTGAAAGATGGAAAATTCTTCTTGGTAAATGTCCTGGCGTGACTGGAGCGCTTGGTATGGTCGGCGCAGACTACCCATATCCAGAAACAAACGATCAACAGTATCACGTAGAAACTATAACTGGCGAGTATCTTACAAACAACCAAACAATCCTTTGGCCCGATCCCGGTACTGTCGCCGGTAACTGTTTGGTTGTACAGGCAACTAGTTCTGCCGGCCAAAACGCCGCTAAAGCCTTAATATTTGATAACAACCTTGTAGGAGCAGCAAATGAGTTCCCAGTCTGGACATTTTCCGCTTGGATTAATCCATCTGCCTCTAATAGCGCGAGAACTGTCTGGCAAGCTGGTAGAACTAATGGTGGCAACTATGGTATGCACACAATTACAATTGAAGGCGACGAGTCTTTAAGATACAACGTAGTGACTTCTGTAAATGCCGGCGCCGGTAGCGAAAGAAATATATTCTGGGAAACAGCAGCCAATACCATAGCAAATGGATCCTGGAATCATATTGTTGTTAAAGTCACCGGAACCATAGGGGCCTTGTCTACAACGCTGCAGCCAACATTTTATATCAATGGCGTAAGCAGATCCTTTGATGGGGGAACAAGTCCGTCTAACACTCCATACAACAATCTAGCAAATGGTAATACCGGTAAAAGCAGCTTCCGAAGCCACTCTGGCTGGACATTAACACCACCTGTTATTATTGGTGGCAATTTAGACAATGGAAACTTTGAAGAGTACTATGGAACAATTGACGAAGTAGCGGTCTGGAATTCACACTTAACAAATGCACAAGTAACAAGTTTATATAATTCTGGTGCACCCAGCAATCTAACTGCTAGTGATGGTCCTGCATCTGGCTCTTTGATTGCTTGGTGGAGAATGGGCGAAGGACCTCGTTTCGGCAATGCTGACGGCCTGAATCCTGGTAGTACAGCCACGGATGCAATTAGTGCGACAAACATTGTTAGAGATCTGGTTGGCTCTGCATCTCTGATGGCTACCGCTGTGGATAGCAACGACATGAACTTAAGGATCGTACCTACTAGTTTGGCAGATTCTGATAATCGGGTTTCCTCTTTTAGACTAGTTGGTCCACTGCCATATCCAATCACAGGCGCACAAAACGCCGTATATTACAGGGATAAGGTTGCTAAAAGACCAGTTAGTTTGAGAAATATTTTAGTCTCAACTGCGTCTGAAGGCACAAGACTAGCAGGAATCAAGCACCACTCACCCATTGGAAACTACAGAGGAAATTATGAAGTACTTCAAATTGGTACTGCTTACGAACACCCTAGAAAGCTAGCCATTTCTTCTAGTCAAGTAATATATCCGCAGGCTGTACAAGATATTGCTGCATTACATGCAAAACCAAGAGGTAAGAGAGTAAGGCAGTACACAGTTAACACGACAAACATAAATAACTTTTTAAATATTCGCCGAAATGCTGCAGCGTTTGACGGAGCAACAAATAGTTCCGACAAATATTTTAACTGGGATCTTGAATACACTCCACTGCAAACAACTGGCTCGACAAACAAATCGATTGTTATACAGAAATTCTCACACGGCGCCGGCGGAGCAGAAGTAAAATCCAGAGGATTCCTGGACATCAGGGGAGGACAATTTAGCCCTTATAGTGCGCTAACAAATAGGAACTTGTCTGTTCTTAAGCCATCGCAAGGCCCAAGTGGAACTTTATCTTCTCCTGGGTTTGTTGGTGTCGGAAACGAGAGTGTAGCAGGAATGAGGGTTGAAGATATACATAAATTAGATTATGGTCTTCGTTCTCATTTGGCACGTCATACTGCAAGGTTTGGCCGCGATTCCTTAGCCAGACCATTGGTTGATTATGATCTTAAGACAGATATTACTGCCCGCAATCATACACAATATACATACAATAAAGCCTCTGGACTACAAGGTTGGTGGAGATTAAATGAAAATGTTTCATCCACCGGAGATGTAACAGATGAAAGCGGCAATTCTAGAGATGGAACATTTGATGCAGGCGGTGATAGGCCAGCGTACTCTACTTTGAGTCCGTCTCCCCGGATTCAAACACATACCGCACAATTTGATGCCAGTGACGACGCAACTAATATTTTAGCTGCTAGCACATGGGATGATATTATCGGAAATGATGTTGCTGCCGGCTCAACTCAACAGATGACTTTTACTGCTTGGGTTTATAAAACAGGAGATGGCGGTGGAAACTTCGGCCGAATAATAGATTTTGGAAATCAAGACATTGCCTTATTTACAACCTCTACCGAAGAAATAGTTTTCTCTGCCAAATGGAACGGCGCCAATCTTGTTAATTGGAAGACAGGCGCATCTAGTTTTTCACTTAACAAGTGGCACCATATCGCGCTAACTTATGATGCAAATAGTTCGTCCAATGATCCTAAAATGTATGTAGATGGAGTCGAGCAGGCGGTAAGCCTTTCCAGTGGCACAAAGACAGGCGCATTCTACGGAATAGTAAATCAAGATTGCTATATTGGTAACGGCTCTAGCGGTGCCAGGTCGTGGCAAGGAAATCTGGCAGACGTTGCGGTGTGGAACTCTATCCTCACAGAATCTGACATAAAAGCATTAGTTCAAGCGGCTGACATGTCAGCAGTAGTCTTATCTGGAGACGTACCCGAGCCTGGAAAAACATATGATCAATTGCCTGGGTTCCATAAAACACACAGAAATAACATACCTAGGCTGGTTCAAAAAACGTTTTGGCCATTCCCGGAAACGTTTGAAAACGTACAACAAAACGATAACTTCTTTGTACAACACCCAATCCCCCGCTCAGACCGTCAGTATGCCTGGGTTACTAATTCGTTAGATAAAAACCCAACGGCCCTCGGCCAAACAACTCCAGACGACTTGAGATACTATGGATATGCTCCTGTGTATGGTTTAGATGCTGGTCTCCACTCAAGTTCTGCCGGCGGCTGGGTATCTTACTTTAGCTATCTAACTGCTAGCAGTGTGACTGAAAATCTCAAAAACAGCAGCGATCAATTTTCAAGAATAACAAATCAGATACAGCCAACCTATCCGCTCAATATATTCACTGTTGATCCTTTCAGTGGTTCAACGAATACACTTGGACAACCTCTCGGCAATGCTTCATCGAGTTTAAATGGCTGGTATGTCAATAACGAGTTAATTAACAAACTTGGAGTCCCGCTTCACAATAATCAAGAATTGTTTAATTCTCATTATCTCAATTTGTTGTTAACTAGAAGAGGGCTGTCAAACGGCTGGGACTGGAAGAAAACAAGACTATATGATCACCCAGTCATGTTGAAAGAAAGAAAGAGTAATGAGCTTACATTAGTTAACAGTAGAGATGAGTCGCTTTCAAGATATATCTTAAGGCCTATTTCAACCCGCGGCAGATCAGCGCTAATAAACTTCGAAAATGATACAGTTAATTCCACAATAAGAATTGTATCAAACAATGAGGAAGTTTACTTTAACGAAGCGGAATTAGATAATGTAACAAATATAGATCTGAGAAGGGTCAAGACACCATTCGAACAGGTTTCGGCATTATTAAGACCAAAAACAAACTGGATTCTTTATACAGAAAATATTTTCCCATCATTGAGGAACGAGTTTTCTTCCGGCACAACACAAAGGCTTAATTATGATAATAAGTTCTGGGCTGACTCAGTTGACTTGAGGGCAGACATAGGCTCTGCATCTGGTTCTTTCCCTGTTCCTTTGCAATCTGCCTTCAGTTCTAGCTTCAGAATGCGTTTAGGATTTAACTCTCAAGCGATTCGTGTTTCACAAAGCTGTTGGCCGTTGGATGCCCCGAAAAACTTTTTGACAAGAACCGGCACAATAGAGGCGGGAGTAAGCGGTCAAGACAATGTCGCCGGCCAATTAAGAGATTCTGGCTCTGCAGGAGAACTACAAAATGAATATACAATCACGATGATTGGTGCCCGCGCATCGCAAGTCGGAAGCTTACCTAGTATCGGCGCCCAAATTTTGGGAATTTCTGGTAAATTTGCGAGACCACACTTGCTGTCCAGCCCTTGGTCCATCGTCGCAAGAAGCGGTATGAGAATTTATGAATCCGGATCAGGCGATACGGTAAATCCTGGATACCGATTACCGGCCGGATCTAGAATTCCTGGCTCTGGTGACGAAAGCGGAATTGCACAACAAGGAACAACAACTGCAGATCCAGCATTTGATACTAGATATCAAATCGATATGTATGGTGGAGATGCGCTCTGGGAGGCAAATAGCAAAGCTGGGATTATCGTTAAGGAAGGTTCTGGTGAAAGCTCAAAATTTGTGTTCGAATCACACCCTTCCGATCCTTGGTTCAACAGTTACGATGATTTTAAGTATGAGCTTGGCTTGATTGCGAAAGACTATTCAATTGTCCCAGAGTTTAGAATAAGTGAACATGTTGAAGACTATATCAAAGGAGGACTATTCAATCCAGGGAAGCAAGATTGGTTAGAAATTCCTGGAGCCAAAGATTTTGCCAATGCTGATATCAACAGTTCAACTGCCTCTTTCTACCGAGATTATTCAAACTCTGAGTTTATTAAAGATTTTGTTAAAGTTGCAAAATCAAGTAAATCCACCCCGCGTGAATTTATGTTGGTGGTCACAGCCGCGATTAGATTCAATCCATATAATGGCTTCTACCCGGCACAGAGATCATTAGATTTAGTATCGCAATTTTCCAAATCTTATGGCGAGAGCCTTGTGGTCAAAACTCAAGGTGGTACCTCAAACTTCTACTTCCCCGATGGTATAATTCAGGGAGAAACGGCTATTAACCGGGCCCCCGGCGCATTAAGACCTTTATATCAGGCTATGTTTGCTCCGGGCATTCTATACAATTCTATTAAGTCAGGTATGGCAGTAGACTATCCTATTATAATGGATCCATTTAAGGTCGCTATTAAATATTTTTCTGGGTCTGCTGAGTGGGCTATGAGTGGAACTACCGATCAAGACGGAAACACAGTTGTTCGCTACGGAGGTACCGGAGGGTATCCAGCAATTCCAGGGCCTTACCGTTGGGATGCAATGGTTACCCAGCAGGGCAGAAACAATACAGGCAACTGGGCCTTGACAAATCATCTTTCTAGTCGGACTTCCGGCGACGGTACCAAACCTCTTCTTGGTTATCCAGGTGGGCCATGGTTTGATAAGAGAATTCCATTCGAGGCTATTATAAGACCGGAAGATCATATAAGGGGCGTGGATTTTGTTGATGTTGAACCACACCCAAGTGCATCACTTAGAAGCTCATTTGGAATCCCTGGTTCTGGTCCCTCTGCAGCATCGGTACCGCTGACTGCATCACTTGGTGGTGCCGGCGATAGAATATATACACTAATGGCTAGAAACTTCTTTGGAGAAATGGGCAAGTTCTTCCTGAAGGAAGAAACATATTCTTCACTGCGATCAGCGGTGGTGCCAAACGATCTTAGGTTCCCGTCAGGTAGTATTTTTGGCTCTCGATTTAAAACATACCGAAGCACAACTGCTAGAATTTATACCCGTGATTCTGGCTCTGGTGGTGATGGTGGTGGTTTCTCCGAAAGAGGCGCCACTGTTGTTAGTGGTGGTGCATACGTACCAGGAGCTTGGCATCCAATTCCGCAAGATCCAAAGGTTGGATGTCATGAAACATATACAATGTATAGTAGGCCCACTGCCTTTGGTCCGCCAATAGCCGGCCGCCCAGACTTTAGAATAATGTCGGGTACTATTAACTTACATGGAGTTATGGACAAAGCAGGCGCCCATTTAAACCCTCTTTCTATGAGTTATTCAGGAGCGATGGATTGCTTCAGCGGTTATAACTGGGCTTACACGCCTCCTTATTACCACGGAGAATCTTGGTGTGACTTTATATTTGTTCCAGACCCGGCGAAAAGCTACGACCTTGAACAGATTCTTGCTGAAACAAAAACTGTTTATACGCGAGTTGATCCTGGCCCCCTTAGTGGGATAAACACCGGTGGCAAAAAGAATACTGCTGGTGACGAAGTTATTGGAATATCGCCCACCTTGATTATTGGAAGTCCAGATGTATGGTCCCTAACCGCATCTTATACAACACCAAGTGCAAACCCGGCCACCCGCCCAGCGGAAGGCAACCACAGGCCACCATACGCTGGAGATAACGTAAATGCGAATGCGATGCAGGTAAGCGCCAGCTTCAATTTATTCGGCGTCGAGCGCGTCACAACAGACGATATTGATCCAGATACCAAAGAGGTCCGCGAAACCGGATTAGACCCCATTGGCAAACGTTGGGTAATTAAACCTAAATTCGAAACTCCAATGTTTAACTTTAATAATGCAGATGGAACCCCTCGGCCAATTAGTGCGGAAGAGGGCTCTTTAACGTTACCGGAAAATTTTGCCTCTGCATCAGTTTCTAAAGGAATATGGCACCAATACGGAATAATAGAGCCAGATCCAGCAAAAGGAATTTTTATGGAAATTGGACCTATCCCAGAACAATGGGTAAAGAATCACTATAATGTAACTACCACAGCTAGCGTATACAATAATTTCAATGCCAGCGCCGGCGCTAGTGGCGAAATATTTGAAAAAATGCAGTCACTGACAGATATCGTTGGTTTCCCGCGCACAGAGCAGCGGGCCAGACTAGGAGAACTAAAAGAATATCAAACGCTAAGAGAGGCGATTGTTGCTGTCCCTTACACCATAAAAGCTGAACCATTTCACGACGCAACCGCCACTTATAGCGACGAAGAACTTTCGACAAGAAAGGAATTTTTCACAATACCAAGAGAAATGATAGATGCCGCTAGAGATGATTTAACTACAGGCGCCGGCGATAAAAGCCTACTTTCTGCCGGTCGCTCAATCAGAAGCCTTGTTAAGAAGATGAAAAGATATGCACTACCGCCTTGGCTAGACTTTTTAAACATTGAGGATATAGACCCGATTGTAATGTATATGATAGAATTTGAGTATGAATTGGACAGAGACGATCTCGCATATATTGCACAGAACATTGCTCCGAAAGACTCAAAGAAGATAACTATAGAAAGTCGCTCAACTGCCCATGCAATAAAAACGAACGAATTAATGGGCATTAACGATATTTTAACCAGTGATGAACTTAGGTGGATGGTTTTCAAGGTTAAGCAAAGATCACAGTCTGATTACTATGATCATGTTATACCACAAGTTGGTGAAGGTGGCTCAAAATCTTTTGAATTGGGAACGATGAAGAAGCCGCATTACAACTTAGCATATAACTGGCCATACGATTATGTTTCTTTTGTTGAAATGATCAAACTCGATGCTCAGGTTTTATTAAAGAAAAAGAAGTAAATATAAAAATCTGGAAGATATTTATTAAGAGAACAAAAAAATGGCAAAATTTATCAACAAGAAAGAGCAAGTCTACGATCTTAGACTGACTGCATATGGAAGATATCTAATATCAATAGGCAACTTTACGCCAGAATATTATGCATTTTTTGACGATAACGTTCTTTACGACTCAAATTATGCCGGATTTCCAGAACAACAAAATCACACTGAGGAAAGAATATTAAACGAAACTCAATATCTAGAAAGTTTAGTCTTGTTTGAAGATGTAGATTCTATGCTGAATGTCGAAGAGATTATAGATTTAAATAATCTTGACCTAACTCCAACAAGAATGATACCTAGAAAAGATATTTTTAGGTTTTCTGAACCAATTGGAGATGCTTACTTGGATGGCGAAAGCCAATCAGCCCCTGCTTGGAAAGTTGTGGCACTGAATGGGTTTATAAGTTCGTCACACCATGAAGACTCTCAAAACAACACTAAGATTCCACAGCTCAACGTTGAGTTAAATTACAGAAAAGTTGTGATTGATTTCGAGACTGACCCAGACGATCAAACAAACACAATTGAAAATCCTAAAGATATATTTGATGTTGTAAATTCAACATCTACGTTTGTGGATAGTAAAGTTGTAAAATTAAGAACAGATAATGGAATGTTTTATGTTGATGAGGTTAACACTGAAATATTAAATGAGAATTTTGAAATAGAAGTTTTCAAAAAAGTAATGATTCCTTGCAAAAAAGCAAAGGTTGATTTAATAATTGTTTTTGATTATGTAAGGTCCGCAGCCACCTCGCGATATCTTAGTGATTCAGACAATATAACCTTGTCCGCCCCGAGCACCGACGGCGTAACCATCGCCACCCGAACATATACCTGGTTAAATTCACCAGATGCCGCAGATGCTTGTCAACTTCGGCTGACTGACGCTGCAGCTTGCGGTGACGTGCTTGACATAGAATGCCTCAAAGAGGCCGCTGAGCTTAACCTCATGGCCTTAAGAGCTGCAATTCTAAGTGATGAGTGTGGCCTGAACCTCACCGTGGGGGATATCTCGCTTACATACAGCAGTGCGCAGACTGCCGTAATTGGGCGATTGCCTTTGGAACAAAATGTATGCGGAGAGGCTGGCAATACTCCCATAATAGACGGCAGCCAAGACAGCGTATTTTATCCAACACCAGACAGTTTCGTTGGTGGGAGATCAGAATTACAGCAATTAGAAAAGAAATATTTTCAAAAAGAAATACCCCAAGTAGTAGACGGCTTTATGGTTTCTAACGAACCAGAAGTAAATTCGTTACAATATTACACCACATCTAGTGTAGAATATTATTTCAACGTACTGATAGACTCCCAAGTACCAGAAGATGAAGCCTGCAAAGCTTCAGAATTGTTTAACAAGCAATCTTATTATGTGGATCTGGATTTTGATTGTCAGAAGTTGGCACAAGAGAACATATTTTTTGATATTTATGGCCCTGCAACAAATCCAGATATATGCGAGACAAGTTAAAAATAGGAAATTTATTTAATGGCAACCAAATTAATTTATAAAGGCGATCTCATTGAGAACTTCGGAGAGTTTCTTCCGAGTCCGTACATAGAACAAATAAGACTTTACAATGAGAGAATGGAGGTCGATGTTTCTCTTTTCTTGACGGACAAGCAGTACGGAAGAGTTGTAGATACAACAGCATATGGTGCCCCAACTCCTCAAGATTTCGGCGCTAGCCCGAGTTCAGACATGGGCAAGTTTTTACAGAATTATACAAACGCATCACAAGGGAAAAATTTAGCCCAACCATCTTCCAAGCCAGAAAGAAGGTTGATGGTATATATGTCATTTGAGTTTTGTATTAAACAAGGACAATGCCGTGGTGACGGCGCCGTCCGTGATCAAATTATAAAAAAGATTTTAAATCCAGCCCGAGAACGCCCGTTGTATGATTTTCTTATTGAGACCGAAGATGCCGACGGAAATACGCCCACTTTAGAAGTTCCATTCACAGATTTTGTTGAATCAGATAATCTTTTATTTGCAGAAGATGGCACAAGAATTGTACAATATAAATACACATACACATTCTACAACCCAGTTCTTTCATTCACCGGTGGAGTATTCGGCGCAACTTCGACGGCAACATTAAAGAAATCTGGAGGCGATGAAGCTGCGGACTTTGATAGTGGCAACTTAGTTTTATATGGGTTTAGTTCCTACATCCCTAAAGAAACTTTTGAGCAAATGTACGGATCCGGGTACCGCTCCGGAATATACCCTGCCACACATAAAAGGGGAAGCGATGCCGCTATACCACTATATCAATTGGCAAAAGGTCAATTTAGTGATGTGTCTTATGAGGTAATACTGGAAGGCGGCAATGATTCATCGGGAACTCCGCAGACATTTGGAAATTTAAGAGACGAGCTTATAACTTGGGTTGACGATCAGGGCGCAGTTTACCCGAGAGCGCCAATAAGAGATATATCGGGCCGCCATAGAAAAGTAGGTGTGCTTTCGGGTGAGGAGATAAAAACTGAATTCGAATCAATGATCAAGGAATTCAGGCAAGTAACCACATTAGATGAAGAGGCCGATAATGCAGCTAATGAAATAATGTCAATCTTGCAAACTTATACGACTGAGCCAAAAAGTGAAATACCGGGAACCAATGATAACGACATTTCAGCAGGCCCCGCTATCCTTGTTATGGAGAAGCTACAAACTCTCAGAAAAATGTGGCCAAACAAAGCACAGGGAACAACGGCCGGTAAGCTTTATTATTTATTTAAAGCTCTTATAGGAAATGTACAAGCTAGACTTGCAAAACAGGAGCCTGTATACAAAAGAAAGCAAAAAAATCTTAAGATTTTCGACTTGAGATATGATGATCCAGACAGTTCGTACACACCAGGAGTATCTGACCTCTCCGTCGACGCCTCAGATTATACTATTATACATACCCGCGGACTTGAAGGGAGTATGGTAAAATTTGAATCTCAAGCAATCGGCGCTTCAAGCATGAGTGGGAAAGATATACTTGATTTTGAATTTGCACCAGAGGGTATTCTTCAGGGAGAACCCGATGAAGGTTCAGCAAAACCTTATACCGTTTTCAGACGAGGATATTTTTTCGTTGATTTTGAAGTAGGCTTGTACATCCACTCTATTATAAATAAAACATTTAATGTTCCTGTTCTTGAACGTTGGTTTGGAAAATCAATGATACAGTCAAAATTCATAATTTCAGATGTAAAACTAGAAAAATACATATCTAGGCTTGATGATCTTAGTGGGGTTGATGAACACATAAGAACTTGGGGCGTTGAGATGTATAGCTCCACAATTACGAATAGATCTAGTGCACCCGCCTCACTGCGCTGGCCAGCCAATAGCGTTGCAAAGAATTCATCAACGCTCCCTGATATTGGTGGAGTCTACTACGACACCAAATATATGGACGGCCGAAGATATTTTGGGCACTTAGTAGACTTCGATGAATCCGAATGGGGTGTCAATCCCACCTACACCAGAGCTTCTGGTAACGGTCAAATTTATGTGACGCCAAGTCCCTTCCCCACGCATGGTGTGGAAAATTCTCTTACAACAAACAGAATCAAAGGTCTTGCCCTGGAGGATCCAGACAAGCTGCTATACGTTGCAACGCCTCCGCTGCCACTTCCAAAGAGAGTGTATACAGACCACCATGGACACGAAGCTAATTTGATCCAAGTTCCTAACAACGGTCGCGGCGTTTTCCCGGGAATATATAATCGCCAAAACTCAATGCAAACAAACTGGACATACTCCATGATGTTCCCCAGAAATATTGCTGGAATTGGCGGTCAAAATGCTTTTAACGGAGATGTAGGTCTGGAGACCGATGGCTATATGAATCGTGCGCACGCTACAGAATATATGGATTTTCTCGATGAAACAGAAACAACAGCCGATGATGAGACCTATTCTTTTAAAACATTCTCCCCAGTTTATAATAAAGTAGGCGCCTCAACGGTATCCCCAAGTATAGCTCCTTATGGATATAGATTAATGGCATTTGAATTTTTGGACATATATGCAGGAGAAACCAATCATTGGTTAATGATGGAAACTGGCCAACACGCTTCAAAAACAATGAAATATCGTGCCGATGTTACGGCTAGAGACTATACCGCGGCCATTGCACGCGGCATTATGGACAGTTATGATGATGTTGTAAATGGAGCTTTTCTTGAATATGTTGAAATGGCTACAGAGTACTGTGCGTATAACCAAATCGATGATGCATTTACAGCGTATTTTGCTGATGCTATAACAGATTTTTATAGAGAACATTATGTTTGGGAGACCCCTTGGTTTAAAGCTCCTTTTGTATTTTTCTTGCATAGAGATTTGTTATTCCAACAATTTGGTGGTGGCACAAAAGCCGCCAAGGAAGAAGTCATCACTAGTGCACTTAACTTGGCAGAGAAAATTAGTCCATATACAGGAACTCTTTCTGCATTGTTGGCTTTTCAAGCAGAAATGCAAGAGCTGTATGATGGTTACTATGGCCCTGGTGGGATAATAGCCGATCGATTGGAAACTCTAGAAGAGTACGGCGAAGGCCTGGGTGGCACCGGTGACGGTGTCGAACTCAATTGGAGAAATAAGATTAGATTCCACACAGGTGACGACGATGATGTTATTTTGGACACTACTAGTAGTGATGCAGTCCCTTGGCCAGTTGACGTTACACAGCAAGGTGATGTAGAAGAGTTTGCCGAGTGGGATGTGGTAATTAATGAATTTGATCATGATCCTGTGTGTATGGATGGAGTGGGCCCTGGATCTGTAACGGATGGCTCCACATATGAATCATACTTAGGCGCCTGCACAAAGGACAACGGCCTTGTCCCAATTGAATACGGGGAAGGAGACGATATGGATTACACCATGATAAGCCCGGGCGATGGCATCGATAACGACAAAAGATACTTCTTCCCAGGCGTTTTAGGCTGGCTCAGTGGCGACGGTCCCGAAGGCTCTGTTACAGGAAACACTCATGATTTCACTAACAGAGACGATTTCGGGCTCGATGGTACAACACATGTTGGAGATCGTTTGCCGCATTACTCGTATCTGGGTGATATAGAAGCAGGAGATATATCTGCCGAATCACGCTGGGCCGAATGTTACTGCCATTGTTTGGAGTGCACCGCCGGGTATCCTGTATACTGTCAAGACGGCGGCTGGATTAATGTTGTGAGAATTGTTTGCCCAGAGGACGATCGCGCCTGGCCAGTTACCGCTACAGAAAATATGCGAAACCACATAATAGTCCCGGGTTCCTCCGGTGGCCTCGGCTATGATAGCCCTTACGGTATCTCTGCGGACGTCCTCTCCGGCCCAGAAGGAGCTTGCTATGCATTAGCAGCTGTCGATACCAACTTAAATGATAAAAGTATAAATTCAAAATTCCTCGATAGCTACAAACGCCATTACGCGGGAATAAAAGTTTATGAAGGTACCGCGTTGGACACCCTTGATGGCGCCGCCGAGATCACAGGCGTCGTGTCGATTACCGAAGGAGACTACGAGGGCCTTGATGTCAGGCTTTACACAGAACTAACAAGACACCCTTCCGGAGGTAGTGCAAGATCTAATCCAGACGGAGGGAGAGCAACAGAAGGCGATAATGGACAAAAGGCTTTGGGATTTTGTATTATGTGCCGCGGCGACGAAACCTCAATGCCGCTGAATTGGTTACCCCGCGATGGGATGACCGCGGCAGACACCGGCGGCCCACGGATCGATTGCAGGGATGCAGATGTCATCGATGAAGAGGACCTCCCGGGTGAAAACGACCCCCCGGGGATCGTAGGAGCAGAGCAATCTTTCGATGGCGATGGCGCGACCGGCATGGGCGTCGACTCGACTGGCACTGGCACAGACATCCCGGACAAAATATTTTGATTAACAGGCTCCACACACCATGACAGATTTTTTAATAAGATTATATTTAATGAAGAGGATAAAAAATGGCAAATAACTCGAACCGCTCCCTGCAACTTAGACGAAGAAGAACTGCAATTGTAAGAAATCAGGCTTTAAAGCAAGTAAAAAAGCAAAAAAAGGCTAGCTCCACTGTTAATAGCAGCAACTCTATACTGGTGAAAACCGGCGCTGTAAGCAAAAAAGATGCTAGCAAGAAAAGCTTGAAACACAGATCTATTTCTATGTTGGGCGCTTGCGGCATAGATGTGTCTTTATTGGGGTTAGATAAGGATTTTAAAAGTGCGAGGTTTTCTCTTTTGAAAGAAGAAACCGGAACTGAAATACTGAGAAACCTCGACGACAACGTAGCCAGAGAAGAACAATACAAATTATTAAAAAAGAGAAGAAAAACTCTCGACGTAAAGAAAATTGCACTCAATGATGCAATAAGACAGTTAGATGATCGCCTGGGAGATTCAAGAGTTATGATGGAAAGGCTCGTAAACAGTGACCATCGCGACGACTTTAATTTGCTAGCAAGGAAAATAGCAGTAATAAATACAGCGCCAGGGGAAGAGTTTTTAAAGTATTTTAGACAATATGAATTTGATTTTGACCCTAGGGATACTCCGATGATACTAGCAGACACAACAAGTATAGTAAAAGATCTTGAAGTGAATTACGACGGAATAAGCACGCTTACACCATCTGAATTGTATAGAGGGGGCATCTAATGTCAGGTGATGACTCACGCTTCGATGATGTGCCGGAAGGCGGATACGACTGGGCAGGTACCTGGACTGCTGTTGATGTTGTCCCGCAATGCGGCCCAGACCACCCCGCCGGAGATTGTATATGTCTCAGGCTTGTTAGGTTAAACTCTGATGGTACTTTTGAAACAGATTCGAGTTTAAGTTGGGATACGTTTACTCCAATATATAGGTGGGACCAACACGGCGGATATTCGTCTGAAGGCATGCTAGAGCCATACTCGGAGACCGGCTCACCGGACTCTTCCCCTTACTATCATCCGCTTTATGAACGAGATGAGCGATACGATGATGCGAGCGCCGTCGGAGATTCCAAACCAGTGTACGTTGTACCCGTTAATGTATACTCCACAGGGCTCGATGGTGTTCCTGGTGATATGAGTGCGTATAGCTGCGAAACATGTCGTAAATTGTCTCCAACATACAACGGTTGGCAAACTGAAGGCCCCATGTACGGTGTTGACGACGATTGGGACCCAGACGTCGTCGATGATGGCGCTGTAGATGTAGAGCGCGGAGAAACTGATTGTCGGGGCCTTAGTTGGTACTTGGCTTGGCTTGAGGAATATGAAACGTTTCATGTGGCCGGCGGCAGCGAGTGGGCAATTAGTTCTTTATTCCAAAAAGAAGAGTTTGATTATTTGAACATAAATAATATAAAAAACGATGCCACAGATTGGGCCGGCTATACTGCGCATGGTATTAACAATTCTGTACAATGGAGATATGCTTGGTTTATGCCATACTATGCAAAGTTTTTCGAATCTATTGAGATGGAATCATACAAAATTAGATTTTATTTATTTAACGGGTGGACAAACGGCGATACTAAAGCAAATGGGCGCAAAACAGTACTGGATTATACGTTTTTAAACCGACCAGCACCAACAGCAAATACTTGGAATGCAACCCAGATTACAGGAGAAGGCGACGATCCTGGCTATTGGCTAAACTTCAGCACGATGGCTCACCCATCTACCCCGGACACCTCCATCAGTCTCGTCGACGAAACTTATACCGGCGAGGAAACGTCGTTGATGTACGCCCCCCAAGCTTATGACCAGACTCAGTTTATGGCTGCGGAAAATTATGAAGCAAGTTGGGATAATCCGAGAACTTACCTGATAAGTTCAATGAAGCACATCGTCGATTCCCCCATTTGGGAAGCAAATAATGGAAAACACATGTTTATATCTAAAACTACGTTTTATGATGACTTAAGGAAAGAGGACGATGAAGCAACCCACCATAGAATGCTTTGGCCTTTATGTTGGTATGATTCAAAATATGGACAGCACAATGAAACCGACGACGACTATGCCTGTTGGGTCGGATTAGGCCCCAACTCCGAAAGTAGATACCCCGCATCCTCCGGCGGGAATGAGAGAAAAAGGCAACTCGGCGCCTCAAACCCAAAAATGAGAGCGACCCGCACGGCCGACGGAAAAACTAATATTTATGTGGAATATAACCCTAACGAAAGAGAGGGGCTTATTGAGAGATTTGGGCCCTACCATTATTTAGACGACGAGCACAAGGACTGGAATGTAAGTTTTCCAGGTTACAATGAAACTTGGGAATGGGGCTTTGAAGCAGATCGCAGAACTATATCACAAATTAAAACTTGGTATAATTATTATACTGATGTTGTTCACCAAAGATGGCTATATGATGAAAATAGAGAAGAAGGTAGAAACAGAAGAGATTCAGATCTTGGTTTCTTGAAGGTTAAAGCGACCAAATATGATATGAGTAAAATATACACGATTGAAGATGAAATACAGCCAGAAATAGAAGTATCAGAATTTGAAATAACAAGCCCGGCCGCTCCTGGTATGATTACTGCTGGACCCACCAGTGGGTTTACCGGCGGCGGGGGAGGTAGTTATTAGTGCCAATTAAATATTTAATCGATCAAAGTTTATTTTCGGGCTCTGCAGACAGTTTACGAACTGCAGTTGGAGGCTTTTACAATCCCTCCGGAGATCTGTCAGCAGGTAGTAAACCAGCAGACTATTATGGTGAAGTACCAGCCGGTACAGCTTATGACGTCGATACCGATGGAGGAGCAGAAGGAATAGAGGAGGCCGACTTTGAAGTTTCCGCAGCGGTATCAGAAAGATTATCATATGTGCTATCTAGAACCGCAGACTCGCTTGGTGATACGACCCCCATACAAACTACCTTGTCGAAAGATTCAATCATGATTAATAAAAGAATACCGGTAAGATTAATCGGAAATCAAGAGCATGTATTTAGTGATGAACACTGGGAAAAAATACTTGTAGGTGGACAATGGGCCGGAAGTCAAATGGAGCCTATGATAAAACAAAATGTTGTATTTGATGATCAACATATGGAATCAATCTATCCGATAGACGCAAAGATTGTAAAAAGATTGACAGACTTAAATTATTCACCAGAATCCTACAGCGGTTTTTTCGCCGTTAGAGGAGACTATGTTCAAATAAAGCCAGAAGTAAATCACTATATACCATTTTATCAAGACTATGTTAAAAAGCTTGGGTCAGAATTAGTAATTCCGAATGCCTATTTGATGACTTCAATAGAATTATTTGGAGACTCAATTGCGCTTCCAGTGACGCCTTATAAATATTCTGAATATAATCAAAACTATTGGAACCAGCATTTTATTAATTTTGTATCAAGAGAAAAATCATTACCAGAAGTGGATTACTTTGATATAAACGAAGGCGAGCTGTATTATGATTACACTGCCGGCACTCCAGGCTATGAATCACCTTACGCAGTTCTTTTAGATGATATGGATCCGTCTGAGGACTATACGAAGGAATTTTTATCAAGAAAATATTCCGGAATGGTAACAAAATATTTGCCAATATCAGTACCGAACACTCCGCTTTCAAGTTCAACTGTATCGGCCATCCAAGAGAGAATGCAAAACATTATATTTGATCAATATTCTGGACTTGGATATGATAGCGACAAAGAGAAAAAAACCGACTCAGTGCTTCCATCTGTCTCTGATGAGACAAAAACATTTTTCCCATACTACATTAATATTGATTTTTATTCTGAGCGGGCTTATAAATTTGCAAATAATATAAATTTTCACAGCTATAGCAGCAAGTTTTTAAAACTTCTAAAAGAAGTCTTTTTAAATGAAATAGAAATTCAACCAAAAACGGTATCTTATGAGTGCAGCTACAACAGAACAGAGCCTTCGTTTGAAACTGCAGAAGTTACTGAAGAATACGTTAGAGAAACTAGACAATTACGTTATGTAGATTTTCTAGAATTTTTATTACACTCTTACAACAATTATATTTCTGAAACAAGCAATTGCACCTTTATAGGTAATCCAATTTCCAATCCAAGCTCGCTTGGAGATTTAGATGGATTTGCAACGTTTCAAAGAAAAGCAGCCATGGATGATATTGGAGATTATAGATACTTCAATACCATATCTACCTACGATGTTCTACATGCAACAATGAGAATGTTTGGTTATCAAGGAACCGCAGCCGATCCAGAAGAACACATTACATCCTTACATGAGCTTTTTGGTTGTTCAAAAGATTTTCCTATGAGCGAGTATCTTATGGATCCGGATGACGATGAGACAACACCAGACGAATATGGTATGTCGTCAAGCGACACGTCTGGGTTAAAAGCAGTAATTGCCGGCGGCACTACAGACGCAGTAGATGAAAATATATTTGGGTATCATGAAGTTGTGGCCTACAGAGTAGAAAAAATAGCTTCGGACGCTTCAGCAGAAGAGTTAAATACGAGACCAATTCAAAACTTCTGGTTTATCAATACAGAACAAAGAGAAGATATAAACTTGATTGACACACAAATAAAATATGACACCAACTACACGTACAATATTTATTCATACTCTATTTGTGTTGGGATTAAATATAAGACCACGGATCTGGCTATTACCAAATTCACTTCCAATGTAGCTGATGACGAAGATACTGCCGATGAGGATGAAAGTGAACTTTTTTGCTTAGAATTTTTTGATCCCAATACAGGAGAGCCAACAGCAGAGCTGTTTGGAAACTTAGATGAAAGTGCTTTACTCGAAGAAATGTCAGGCGTGACAGAAGATGGAGAAAGGATTTACTTTCTCTCCAGGGCGTCAGTTCGAACAAGAGCTAGGTACTTGGCAGACTTTCATCTCCATCTTGAGCCGACAGTAAGAATAGTAGAAAACAAAATGTATTCAAAAACGCTGAAAGCCTTAGACCACCCAGCGAATAAATTAGATATAGAACCTTACCAACTTTTGGACGAATCTCACACAATAGGATATAGAATTTCTTATGAGCCATTTGTACCGAGAGAATTTCCTCAAACGATTTCTGCACAAGATGTTCAAATAAAAGAAGATTATATGAACGCATATGATTTTTTGGAAGGAGAAAAAATATCTGGCATTAGTAAAGGCTCTAGCACAGACTGGACTGCCAGGCAAAATCCAAACGAATCAATCTCTAGACCAAGGTATATAGAAGTGTATAGGCTAACAGATAAGCCCACCAAGTATGAAGATTTTGATAATAATCTATACGAGACTATAGACTTGAAACTTTTAAATCAAAAAACTGCAACATATTCGGATCAAACAAATGAAATTGAATTTTTCAATGATAAAATCGATTACAACAAAAAATATTATTACATGTTTAGAATGTTAACTGAACAAAGAATGTTTGGTGATGTTAGTGAGATTTATGAAGCTGAGTTGGTATATGACGGAAATGCCCCATATGCTATTTTTAATACATTCTTTAAAGAAGATTTAAAAGAAAAAGTATTCGTCAACCCATCAAAAAGTGTAAAAAAGATATTTCAAATTAGACCTAATTTACAACAAATAAGTTTTGATGATTCTAACGTGGATTATACAAATCGAGCAATTGACGAAATAGAAAACTTGGAAGTTGGAAATTTAATAGAAAGTCACCCTGAAGAATCAATTTGGACAAATGAATTCAAATTAAGGCTAACATCTAAAAAGACAAACAAAAAAATAGACTTAAATCTAACCTTCAACTTGGATAGCGACTAATAAAAACGTAGAAACTATTTATACTAAAGAGGAAAATATATGGCTTTTTTGGACACAACCGGCTCCACAATAAGAATTGATGCAGTACTGACCGATGAAGGCAGAAAAAGAATAACCCAAGGAACATTTAAAGTTACAAAGTTTTCTTTAGGAGACGATGAGATAGACTACTCTATGTACATCAAAGGCGAAGTAGTCGATGCGGCTGAACAGCCGGCTATTATTTCAACACCTATTTTTGAAGCATTCGAGAATCGAACAGCAAATATTTACAGTGGATTGGTGTCATATGGCAATAAAGATTTATTATGGCTACCTATTTTAAAAATCAATGATCGAGCACCAACAGCAGCCAAACAATATACAATGCCGGCAGGCCGAGCTAAACCGACAGTAGGTAATTCATATCTAAGCGGAACGTTTTTTTACATGGCTGCCAACGAAGAAACTGCCGAAAAGATAGTAGATTATTTTAACTCAACAGTTGGAGAAGGTAACAATTATGTTCTTAGGGATTCAGAAACATCGGACACGAAAATTATAATTGAATCAGGAATAGATACTGGCATACCCGAGGATGCCGGCGCAAAATGGCAAGGAAGCCGCTCAAATCAAACTGTTCATTTAATTGAAAATGCTCTGGTTGACAATTATTACTACGTCACAACAGACCCCAGATTTATACGAAGCCTATATAGCCTGAATAAAGAATCTTATTTTAGGACAAGACCCGCAGGGGAGCCCGATGTAAAACTAGGGCCGCTGCTTAGAACTAAATATACTACCCTGGCACCTCCCGTTAAAGACAAGCAAAACTTTATTTCTAAAGGAATATTAAATCAAGTTTATTATCGCGGTTCTGCTACTTTATATCCTTGCGAAGACGTATCAATGTTTAGTGGGCCTCGGGGATCAGTCACCGCATTCAATTTCGAAATTGACCCAGAGCTAACAACAACATCTTTGGGAGAAAGAAGTTATAAATACTCTACTTATGGTCAAATCAATCAATATATTACAAATACTACAGACAAATATGATATCATAGATATTCCAGTAACTGTCGAGGGCGTAAACTCTGCGAGATCGATCAATTTACATGTTAGACTAGTGAGATATTCCGGCACTTAACACTATAAAATAAATCTTTGCCGGCAAATTTAAATGCAACTATTTATATACGAGGAGAAAATAAATGGCTTTTTTGGACAACTCAGGCGACATTATCTTAGACGCCACATTAACCGATACCGGTAGGCGACGAATGGCGCAAGGAAGATTTAGAATCGCTAAGTATGCGCTGGGTGATGATGAGATAGATTATTCTTTATATAACAAAGAACATCCCTCTGGTTCTGCTTATTACGACCTTAAAATATTACAAACACCTGTTTTTGAAGCATTCTCCAAACACTCAGCCAATATTAAATACGGCCTTCTTTCGAATACTAGAATGGATTTGCTTTACCTACCACAGCTAATACCAAACCACAAAATTCCGAGGTCAATAGGTCTTAGCGGTAGTGTTTACTATTGCGCAACAAACAATGAGACTTTCGAAAAAATTAAAACGACCTGGAGTTCCGATAGTGTTGACGCAGCCAAGTTTCTTTTACAAAGTGGAGACCGCTCCAAAAACTTTATTGCAATCGAATCGGGCTTGAATACATCAGACTTTTTGGGAACAAGCACTACAAGAAACAATTTCCTTATAAACACTAACTTAAAAGACAGTGAGTATAATGTTTATTGTGATCGAAGATTTGTCGCCGGCGTTATGGGCACGAAAGGCGGTGGAATTTTCTCAAACACGGCCGATGGCACTTTAACTCAAGATCTCTTGCCACTCGCGAGTCCTTCATATGGCGGCGGGGGAAGAAGAAAGTCTGGCTACGCTTACTATAAGACTGCGATGATCAATGCCGCCGACAATACCGTATATTTCTATCCGGGCGCAACCGCCGACACAACGCACTCAGTGCTAGCGGGCCCGCGCGGCTCTATTGGCGTAATGGGGTTTGCGGTTAAAGCTGAACTAACATCGCTAGCAACCGGAGTACGCAGTGCGCTTTGGGAGCAATACGGAACAAAAGCCCAGGCAATATTTGGAGGTTCAAACTTGTATGATTATATTGACACAACTGTATACGTCCAAGGAGCTTCCTCCACATCAAGAACGCAATTTCAACTGAGGATTATTAGATATGCAGGCACATGATATATTTGGAGTTAACAAATGCCAATTTTAAATTACGAACCAATTAACCCGTCAACAGACGTCACATTAACCAAAACTTTACTACACGAAGCGGTACCCTTAACAGGGGCAATAGTATCTGGAACTTACGGCACTTACCCGAATGGTGGAAACATCAAGAACTACAGCCACGGCCAGTTTCAATCAGTTTACGATTACCCATATCTAAGCTCTTCGGCTAACCATATTTTTGACATAACTATGGGATACGATGAGTCGTCAGTATTATCTTCTTCTACGCTTTCCAGACCACAACAGACTAAAAAGATAAACATGTATAATCAGTTTTCACAAGTCTTGCTTGGTTTTACTGGTAGCAACAATCAGGTAGAAATTTTTGAGAGTGATTTGAATATTTCAGATAATGACAATCAAATGAAAGAAGTATTCTTCCTTAGTATGTCTCGTCTATTGATGAAGGACCAAATTAAGAAAGGTACGTTCAGCATCTCCTTGGGTACTGGCTCAGTGCAGAAAGTCGGAATAGCAAATGCAAATCCGTTTATCAACGCATCTGGCACCAATACAACAATGACCCTAACAGATGCGTCAGCGTCCGCAGATGACACAGGAACGGCGGTTAGTAACGGCGGTCAATATGGCGTGCTCTATCATGCTGATGGCACAGCAACTGGTACACCTTACGGAGTTGTGTTTTATCAAGCTGGCATAATAGCCCTAAGTGCTTCTATATGGCCCACCGGCGCCGCTGGTGCCGCCGGCGATAACCAGAATATATTTTACCACGATGCTACAAGAGGCGCCTCTGGAACAAACTATACTGTCACAGCTTGTATGGCTTCGGCTAGTATCAGTGGTGCTTGTGATGCTATCAGAAGAAGAGTACAGAATATTTCCTTCAACAACACAACTGAAATTAATTCTACGGTCTACTTCTGTCGAGTACCCTTTAATAAGTTCAATTACAGTTCAAATAACACATATATTTCTGGAAGTAAGATCCGAGTTAAAAACTTTGCCTCTGACCCACCTGTAACGTATATTACTACAGTCGGATTGTATAGTGCGACTAATGAATTGTTAGCTGTTGCAAAGCTTTCTGAGCCGTTAAGGAAATCAATCACAACTGATATGACGTTGCGAGTAAGACTTGACTACTAGAAATGATGCGATATGGCCCTAAAAAAATTCAAACAAAACGATATTATTGTAAACACAATGGAAGCTCACCCCAGGTGTGAGTTTTTCATTTATAATGGTTCTGTATACTACAACAATATAGGCTATAATTCTGGGTCATTTTCTCAACATTCTAAAAATTCACCAACCGGTAATGTCAATTTATATGAATATAATGTTGATAGGCTGAGCGGCGCCGTTGATTATGCGCTGAGTGGTCCGGGAGAAAACTTACCGGCCTTCCCTACGACACCAAGACCCCGACCCACTGCCGGCACCAACCCGTTCATATTTCCATTTATCACGAAAGACTCACATCGCATATTCTTTAACACGGTAACAGGCGGAACAGATTCTTTTTTTGATGCAGCGACCGGAGATATTCTATATGGTGAATATCCAATGTCAGCATCAATATCAAAAGAACTTATCGTAAATGATGTATCCGGAACGGCAATGGGCCTTGGGAGATTTAAGGATAATCCACATTACCGAGCACTTCGAAGTAAATTAAATTATTTGGGATCGGTAAGTGAACATTACAAAATCTCTTCACCTGATGACGGGTTTCAACCAGGTGATCCTGGAGCTGCAGCAGAATATCAATGGCACAAAGATCATCAAAGAATGTCTATCGTTCATATACCGTCAATTTTTTATGGTTCTCAAATAAAGCCCGGATCGGTTTCCTTGAAGTGGTATATCACCGGTGCTCTGGCGGCAGAAGTGCGCGACATAAACCAGAACGGAGAACTAATTCAAGTTTCAGGCGGCCACGGTACCCCTGGGTTTAGCGCCGGCGGCACTGCCACGAGCGCAAAAAACAAAACCGATGCTTTTGCTTGCTCAACTGGTTCTGTTGCTGGTGTTGTTTTGTACGATGAAGGGTTCATTATTTTAACTGGTTCTTGGCCACTTTCGAAAGAAAGCATAATATTGGTTCCCGGCCGCATCACCGCATCTGGCCCGCACCCAGGAAATTCAAATAATTATCTTCCCAGATGGTGGAATTGGGGCGCTGGAATGAACGACGGAGCAAACAGTTCATCAATGGACGGCATGTTTAAGCTGGCCCCAGACGGTACACAAGCTATAGGTAGTGACTATGCTAATAGCCAATTTAGTTCCGCATCGTTTGGATTATCCTTTCAGGGCACTACCAATACGCAAGTGGTTACGATGTTTGCAAACGCAAGACGCGGCGAGGTAAATTACTCCAATAATCCAACATTTCTTCAGTATAACCAACCTTTGCTAAGAAAAACTTCATCATTTGTTTATGAAGAAAATCCAAATAGATTAATAAAAAATACGGTTAGTTCGAGTTTTTCAGATCATTCGGCGTCGTTCGAGCGACAGGTATATATATCAAGAGTTGCATTATATGATAGTAATAAAAACCTAATCGGCTTGGCTACCTTAAGTAATCCAATCAGAAAAAAAGAAGACGAAGATATAACCTTTAAATTGAAACTGGATATATAGTATAATACAGACCATGGTTTTGGGAATAGACATATCTACCAGTATTACCGGTTTTGCCGTTGTCGGCGACGGGCAACTGTTACATTATAGCTCTGTTGATTTACGTAAACAAAAAGGTATATTTGCAAAGGCTAATTTTCTAAAAGAATATATTGAAGATTTATTTGAAAATTATCAATTAGATCAAGAAGGAAATTGGGGAGTATCAAAGCACCCAATAAAACACATATACATAGAGCAGCCTTTACACATGTTCATGAAAGGAAAATCTTCAGCAAAGACTCTTTCTGCTTTGATGACATTTAACGGGGTAGTCTCTTGGCTTGTTTATGAAATGTTTGACATTGAGCCGAAGTATATAGCAGCAACGAGCGCTAGGAAACATTGTGGAATTAAAGTTAAACGCGGCGAAAAATCGAAAGAGGTCGTACTACAACATCTTTTGAATAATGAGCCGGCTTTTAAAATAGCATATACAAAGTATGATAATCCAAAAGCAGAGTCTTATGATCAGGCAGATGCAATAGTGGTGGCAAAAGCGGGCGATATAATTGAAAAAGACATAGAAACAACCGAAGGATAATATATATTTATGTGGATAAGGAATATCAACAAAAAATTATCTTCGGAATCGGAGATATAGTTGAAGAATCTACGCTACTAGTCCCACCGGGAAGAAGACCGTGGAAAGGCATAGTGGTAAAAGTAGAGACAGACGATTATTTCTCAGATATAGACGGTACGTTTCCGGGATGTTCAGTAGAAGTATATTGGCCATCCCAAGGATACTCAGAGCATCTGCCATCAGATGTGGTAAAATTAATAGAGAAAAAATCTTGACACTTGTTGTCAAATAGAATATACTAGTTAAGTTGATTTCATTAACAATAGGAGAAAAAATGAAAGTAGAATTAGGGCACCGAGTAAAGGTGCATTATGTCGGTAGACTAAATGATGGAACTGAATTTGATAATTCTTATGTCCGCGGTGCACCAATAGAATTCGAGGCTGGCTCCGGACAGATGATAATTGGATTCGAAAGAGCCGTTATAGGTATGGAAGTAGGAGAAACTAAGAATCATGTGACTATCCCTTGTCATCAGGGCTATGGTGATAGAAACGAGAATGCAATCCAAGAAGTGCCACGCGCAGCATTCCGACCTGATTTCGAATTTGAGACTGGGGGAGTAATCCAAGGAAATGGACCCCATGGACCCTTCATTGCTACAATTAAGGAACACAATGATGAATCGGTGTTTTTGGATATGAATCATCCATTAGCCGGCGAAATTTTGTTTTTCGATATTAACGTTGTCTCATCTGAAGATCCCAACGAGTCAGCAAGTGAACAAGAAGAGCCTGTTCTTGCAGAATGGAGCAAGTCAATGAAAAAGGCTGAACTACTTGAGGTAGCGAAGACTCGCGGCCTAGGCGTCAATACTCGTTCTACAAAAGCTCAAATCATTGAAGCTCTTGAAGCTTAAATCTTAAACTCTATCTTATCACATTTACCACAATGTTGTGTTATGTTGCTGATAGGAGATTAAGTGAACAAAAAAGAAGCCAAAAAGATTCTACATGAAACTCTTGGGTACTACTCAGACAAGGGTAACGAGTTACTTTTCACGTGCCCTTCGTGCAATCATCACAAGCGTAAGTTCTCTATTAACTTGGATAAAAATGCTTATAAGTGTTGGGTTTGTGATTATCGCGGTCGTAGTATTAGGCGCCTTATTAGACGTTTTGGTACGTATACACAACTACAGAAATGGGACGCAATATCGCACAGGACAGATCTTGAAAGGTTTGCTGACCTCTTTATGGATCCAGTCGTACGAGAGGGCAAGGAAAAAGTACAACTCCCAGAAGAATTCATAAGCTTGTCTTCTGAAAAAGTACCAGCTACAGGCCTTTATGCAATCAAGTATTTACAATCTAGAGGTATTACAAAAGCCGACATCCTTAAGTGGAAGATCGGCTTCTGTTTTAGTGGAGAATACCGCAACAGAATCATTATTCCATCTTTCGACGATGATGGCGATTGTAGCTACTTTATCGCGAGATCCTATAGTGGAGACTCCTATAAGTATAAAAATCCAAGAGCGTCAAAGGATATAGTGTTTAATGAGCTATTTATTGACTGGAATTCAGACTTAGTATTAGTCGAAGGAGTATTTGATGCACTTGTCGCCGGAAATGCTGTTCCTATATTGGGTTCAACCTTACGGTCCGGGTCCGAATTATTACGAAAGATTGTATGGAACGACACCCCAATCTACATCGCACTCGATCCCGACGCTGCGGAAAAAGAACGTCGGATTATTAAGATGTTGTTGGAATATGATATTGAACTTTATAAAATAGATATATCTGGATACGAGGATGTAGGTTCAATGTCAAAAGACATGTTCGAGAAGCGTAAAAACAACGCGGCATTAATCGATAGAGATAACTATTTATTGCTAGATTTACTATCAGCAGTATAAGGATTATCAAATGAAAATTACAAAGAAGCAACTAAAAGATCTTATAGCAGAGGAGATTGAAGCAACCATCGACGAGGGCGCCGAGCTAAAGATTCCAGTCGAAAAATACGATGCCTTCAAAAGAAAGATCGAACAATGGGCTATGTTGTTCAACAAATTTACCGCGTATACAAGAGATATTCATCGTCAGGACTTTGATCGAAAAACTGACGGAAAAAGAATAGCTAGAATGGCTTACAAGCTTGAAAGCGAACTTAGAAAAATTATGCAAGAATTTGATTTTGACGCCAAGGTTTATGATGATGAGCGCTACGCAATGCGCCAGAAGCTTGATAGGTTTGATGGCGATAGTGAATTTTTCTTAGAAAAAGATAACGACTGATGAGAATAACCAAAAAACAATTAAAGCAGATTGTTGCGGAAGAGGTAGCTCATAGGTTGCTAGATCAAATTATCGAAGAACAACTTGAAGCATACCTAGTAGAGAATGGCGATCTTGCAGCATACAAGAAGGCCAAAAAGAGAGACTTAGTTTCTAAGGTCAAGAAGGGCCTTCTTTCAACGGCCGCCGTCGGTGCTCTTTTTGGATTACTAAATCAAAAAACGACTGACTACGCAGATATCAAAGCGGCAGAACGTGAGATGGTCCAGCAAGCAAATGTTGAAAAAGCAAACACTGACGAAGCCCAACTAGAGCAATTTGCAGATCAGCTAAACAATACTGCCCGATATATGTGGGGTGTTGGAGATCAAGGAGCAATGCCTGTGCCCGGCACCGATGGCAAGATAACAGTGCTACCTCCGAGCTACAGCTTAGCTGTTCGCGCATTCTTGGATAAAAAAGAAAATGTAAAAAGAGCAGCCGAGGGTGAAGAGCCAATTATGAGATATGGCGAAATTGATTTAGAGAACATTCCCCAGGTTAGCGGAGAAAACTACAAAGGGTCATATGAAGAAAACGTAGAAGAGTTTTTCAATGTCTATTCCGGCAAAGACATGGTGGACGCTATCAACGTTGTTCAGAAGGTGCCGGAACTCGATGTGGTTTCTGGCACAGGAACCGAACAGATGATTGTTATGGTAAACCCAAATAAAATAGATCCTAACTATATCTTGCCTGAACTTGGTATGACTGCAGCAGATTATTACAATTCTCAGTATGGGACATTTTTGGGCTCCGGAGAGAAAGAGGCATTAGACACGGGCGCCCCAGACACAGACTTAGATGCTGAGTTGATTCAAAAAACAAAAGAAAGAGCGGGTAACTTGAAAGAAAGTAAGATTACTTGGAAAAATTACAAAAACCGAAAGAAAAAGCTTGCATAGTCAATATTGACGTGGTATATTAATAGTTGAGGGCACAATGGTTTTTGTATTAAACACTATTCTTAGAGCAGTATGTTTTGAGATCGGCTGGGTTTTTGGCACATTTATTATGCCAATCCTGCTACATTCTTGCTTTGGGATGTCCTATATTAATTAAACCGGAGGATATGTGAAATTTGCTCATATTAGTGATACTCACATTAAAAATTTAAAATATCATTACGAATATCGAGTCATCTTTGAGCAGCTATACGAAAAGCTGCGAGAAGAAAATGTTGATTACATAGTTCATACGGGTGACGTCGCCCACACAAAGACTCAGATTTCCCCAGAGTATGTGGAGTTGTGCGCACAATTTTTTGAGAATCTTGCGAACATTGCACCGACGTATGCTATTCTAGGTAATCATGATGGCAACCTGAAGAACAGTAGTCGTCAAGATGCTTTGACGCCGATCTTTAATGCATTGGACCATCCGAACCTGCATCTGTTGAAGGATTCGGGAGAGACAAATATTGGCGACAAGTTCTGCTTTAACGTACTTTCAGTATTCGATCGCGATAACTGGATCAAGCCAACAAACGCAGACAAGATCAATATAGCCCTATATCACGGCTCAATCAGTAATTGTAAGACAGATGTTGGCTGGGTAATGCTTAACGGCGAAGATACAATGGAGATCTTCGATGGATTTGATTTTGCGATGCTTGGAGATATTCACCGCCGTCAGATCCTTGACAAGACCGGCCGCATTTGGTACGCCGGCAGCACCGTACAGCAGAATCACGGCGAAACCAACGATAAGGGTATCCTTATTTGGGATATCAAATCAAAGGATGAATGGGATGTTGAGCCTGTTGTATTCAATAATCCGAAGCCGTTCATTACTTTAGAGCTTACGCCAAAGGGTCGTATGCCAAAGGGCGCAAGTGTCCCAGAGGGAGCTAGGCTTCGTATTGTGAGTAATAACAATTTGCCGCTCAATACCATGAAGCGTGCAATGGACATTGCAAAACATCGGTTTAAGCCGGAAGTGGTGACGTTTCTTAACCGGGCTGCCGGCGAACGCGGAGATGTCACCGAACTCACGGATAACCTGAAGACGGAAAACCTCCGAGACATCAACATTCAAGAAGAGTTGATGGATGAATATCTAAAAGAATATCAAGTTGAGACTTCGACATTGGAAAAAATATATGAACTTAACCGTAAATATAAGAAAATGGTCGAAGATGAAAATGATATCTCTAGAAATGTTAACTGGAAATTAGCCAATTTTGAGTTTGACAACTTATTTAATTATGGGGAAAACAACAATGTCGGCTTTGATGAGCTTAACGGGATTACAGGGATCTTTGGCAAGAACTTTTCTGGGAAGAGTAGTATTATTGATGCTGTGCTTTGGACTCTTTTTAACACAACCTCGAAAAATGAGCGCAAGAATCTCAATGTTATTAACCAGAATAAAGAATTCTGTCGAGGTAAGTTGACGATTGTTGTTGGCCACAAAACTTATACAGTCGAAAGAACTGCTGAAAAATATATTAAACGCTTAAAGGGCGAAGAAACGCAGGAGGCGAAAACTGACCTCAATTTTGAAGTATACGATGAAGTTCTGGGTGATACAACATCATTAAACGGTTTAAGTCGGATACACACGGATGCAATTATTAGAAAACACTTTGGAGAATGTGAAGACTTTTTGATTTCATCAATGGCATCTCAACATGGCGCCCTGGCTTTCATTGATGAGGGCTCCACACGACGTAAAGAGATTATTGCCAAGTTTCTTGATTTAGAAATTTTTGAAAAGAAATTTAAGCTTGCAAAAGAAGATAGCACCGATTTGAAGGGTGCAATCCGGCGCCTAGGTGAACGAGATTATGACGAAGAAATAGAAGAAGCAGTCCAAAACTTATCTACTAAGAAAAAACAGCTTGATGCACATGAGGAACAATGCACCTATCTTAAAACAGAGATGGATAATATGGCTCGCGACTGTGAGGATTTGAGGGTTAGCATAGAGGCTATCCCAGAAGAGGTGATCAACGTTGCAGATACGACACGTCAGATTCAAAAGAAGCAGATGCAAGTATCCTCATATGAAGCAGAAAATAAGCAAAATGTCATATACTTAAACGAAAAGCGTTTGGTGGCGCAAAAGATCGATGATTATTTAGGGCAGATAGATGCTGTCACGCTCGCTAAACAAAGTGATGCCATCGAAGCTTTGAGAAATCAACACGCAGAACAGATAAATACTGTAGATTCTTTATTGAAAAAGGTAGAACAGATAGAAAAGAAGTCAAAGCTTCTTCAAGGTCACAAATATGATCCTAACTGTGAATATTGCTGTGAAAATGAATTTGTTAAGGAAGCCCACGATGCTGTAAACAGTTTGCCGAAAATCAGAAATGAACAAGCTTCTGAGCAGTCACAATTAAGAATGATCGACGCAAAGCTTCAGAGCTTACGTCCGAAGTTGATTCAAGAAAAGTTATCCAAGTACAACAAGGTTGCTGACAAGAAAAATATAGTTACTCATGAAATAGCAGATCTTAATTTGTCGATTGAGAAAAATCAAGCATCCATTGAGCGTATAGGTTATGAATTAAGAGAGCTGGAAGAAAAGAAGCAAAAGTACGAAGAAAATAAAGATGTTATCGAGAATTTTGAAGAATTTACAAATGAATTGGCCTCCTGTACTGCGAAGCTGGAAAAAGCCAACAACAGTTACAAAAAATGTCAAAACCAAACTTTAACTCTTTACAAAGAGGTCGGCTCGCTAGAAAAGAACGTAGAAAACATCAAAGAACAAAAACAGGAGTATTTAAACTTACAAGAGGAATTCTCGGCCTATGATCTTTATATGCGTTGTATGCACACATCTGGCATTGCTTACGATATTATTAAACGCAAACTTCCAGTTATCAACCAAGAGGTCGCAAAAGTCTTAGCAAACATTGTTGACTTTGAAATCTTCTTTGAAGATTCTGGTAAGAAATTCGATATTTTCATTAAACACCCCAAACATGAACCTCGTCCTATCGAGATGGCTTCTGGTGCCGAAAAGACTATGGGTGCAATGGCAATTAGATTAGCGCTCTTAAGTGTTTCTTCTTTGCCTAAGAGTGATTTATTTATTCTTGACGAACCTGGCACAGCTCTGGATGAGGAAAATATGGAGGGTTTTATTCGGATTTTGGAACTAATTAAGGTATATTTCAAGAACGTTTTGTTGATCTCTCATCTTGATTCACTCAAAGATTGTGTTGACATGCAAATCGTGATTGAAAAAAAATTAGGATATGCAAAGGTTAACCAATAATGTCTAACGATAACGATAATAATGAGTTCGATTTTCTGCCTCCCGCAGAGCCACCCCCAGCGTTTGTGCAAGAAAAGGATAGTTTTCACGAAGAAGTAGAAGCAGAAGATTTTGGAATGGTTGAGGATTTCGGATTACAGATGGAATACTCTGATGAAGATTTACTCCCAGAGAATACTGCGCCCTCATCTATTAATGTCGGCTTTGTCGGTGTCGGCGGTGGAGGCAACAAAATGGCGAATGCGTTTATTGAACTTGGTTTTAATAAAACACTGCTTGTGAATACAACAGGCAAAGACATTCCAAAGAATGTCGAAGAGGATCACGTTGTCCTTATACCAGATGCAGATGGCATCGGAAAAAACGTAGATTATGGAAAAGAGGTTTTAAGTCAAAATGGTGCAATTGTTGAAGATGCTCTCCGCATCAAGCTCGGTAAAGTTGATTGGTTATTCGTCCTTGCTGGCGGTGGTGGTGGTACCGGTAGTTCTGTTACCGCTCTGCACCCTGTCTTTGAGCGTTACTTACGTTCTATTCAGGCAAGCGGCAAAGTCGTTTATATAGTTTCATGGCCGACAGCACAAGAAAGTCTTAATCCTACAATCGCTCGTAATGCGTTGACGCTGGCAAATGATGTCACCAAGCATCCGCATATCATTCTCGATAATGAACGAGCCACTCGCTTACTTCGCGGCAGAATCGGCATGCTTGGCATGTATCCTGTCGCCAACACACAATTTGCTAAGTCATTAGCCCAAGTGTTAAAACTCTCCACTGAGGATTCACCG